GGAGCAATTGGTAAAGTTCTTGTAAGTGTTATTCACGTCTGGAAGCCTAGTCAGGATAACTGGGTGGATAAGGTTGAAGAGTGGACTGAGAAGATACAGAAGGGGCTCTTCAAGGCAAGTGAAATATTAAAAAAGTTCAGCGGTGCGTGAGGGTTGGGAAAGTAATATACTTTGTAGGGAAGCATACGAGAGTAGGACATTTAAAAACACCTTCAGGCACCTCATTCTTTGGTATTAAGGTTAGGTTTAGGTGGTAGAGGCTCTACGTGTTATCTTATACTTTCTCCCTCTACCATCTGCAATTTCCTCTATTTCTCCACAATCTAATAGTGTTCTTATTATTATACTCATCTCTTGGCTGTCAGCCAGCCGCCAACACTTCCTAAGAAGTTCAGCATGATTGATTGGTCCACTCCTCTTAATCATTGAGTGCACTCTCTCTATCACCCCACCAATCTTAGTAGAAGTCACGCTATCAAGTATAGACATTAAATTATTCTCATTAGACGCCATTAGGTTGAGGGCTTCATAAATATGTTCCTCTGATATTAGGAGGTCAGAACCCTCAGATACTGATAAAAGTGCTGATACTTTAAACATAGTATCATGCTTCCTCCCGTAATATCCATCTAGTTTCTCATCCCTAGTTACACTCATCTCCGTTTCATACCAGTCTATAGCTGCCTGCTTAGCTTTCTTGGTAAATTTTACAGGTCCTCTAAGCTCAGACCTTATTATGTTTAGGTCATAAGTTAAGTCTTTCCTCATTTCCACTTCATCTGGGCTCTCCTCTATCTCCCTCCCATCTGATGCCTCTTCATTAAATAGGTGGTCTTTTGAAGGTCTCTCTTGGTAGACGAAAACTACTCGGGATGTGAAGCCTCCTCCTACTGCTACGTCTGGGATACTTTCGGCTAAGCTTGATTTTGTTGTTGCGGCTAGCATTCCTAAAGTGGGGTTTTTGAGGATTTCCTTACCACCACCTTTTGTATGGTATATCCACTCGCCTTTGGGACTGTCATAGAGGTCGTTTAGGAGGGAGGTAATGCCCCTATTTATTGCATCCTTACTTAGTAAAACCTGAAGCTCAGTTGAGAACAGCATACCATAGCAGGAGGTTCCAGTGGTTGACTTTAGGAGAGCACCTATAAGTGCTTCAGGGGTTACTTTTTGGGCAAACACTGTGGGGGGTTTAACCATTTGTTCTATCATACCTCTGCCAATATTGAGAGCAGACGACTTCCTGCACTTAGCACTCTCGGCTACCAGTATTACAAACAAGTTGGGATATATTGTATATTTAATTCTCGGTATCCAAACTGACCTTCCTATTGCAGCGCTTAATACTGTGAGCCCAGTCCACTGATGAAACGCTTTGGGACTTTCTTGATTGTAAGTGTAGTCTAAGTAAGTTTCTAACCATGGCTTCTTACAATGTCTTAACATTATAGTTTGAGCTCTTTCATATCACTCCAAACTTTTCCTGTCTTTATTTCTACTGGGATGACTAAGGCTTCCCCCACTGATACATCAAATGGGAATTCAAAGTAGTGTTTGATGAACCTAAATATATGCATTGGGTCAGTCTCGTCTGGGACTTGCATAAGGACGCTATCATGGACTTGCAACATCATCTCCCAGTCTTGAGGGAGGGCATTATACGCATTGACCAAGCCCATGTTTAAAACATCACTTACAGTTGACTGAGGGACATATGCGATAGCATCCCTAAGTAAGTCTTGGCTCCACCTCCCAAAGAACATCCTTTTTCTATTAAAGGGGGTTACTAACACTCGGGACTTTCTTAGCATATCCTCTACTTGTTTGTGCCAAAGCTTAATACGAGGGTAATGGGCATAATACTGATTAAGAAGTTCTCTAGCACGAACTTCCGATTGTCCAATGAGTCTTGAGAAAGTCCTCGCTCCAATTCCATAATTAGACGCATGGATAAGTGTTTTAGCAAGTTGTCTTTCGTCTGAGGTGACATTGTTAAGTGTCTTCCCAAATATGTCCGAAGCGTTTTTCTTGTGGATATCGCCTCCTTGCTCAAATAGAATTTGTAAACGGGTTTCTTTTGCCAGAAACGCCACCACTCTCGCCTCTGCCTGGGATAAATCAGCGTTGACGAATGTTTTCCCAGGGTCTGACACAAATATACTTCGAACCAACCCCTTTCTATCAATGTTTTGAAGATTGGTGCCACTTCCGTAGACACTTTTTCTACTGGATAACCTGCCAGTTTCTGTTCCTGTGATGACATAATTACACCTTATCCTTCCATCGGGATCTAGAGGAGCCCTAATATAGTTGGAGAGCATATGCCTAACCTTCCTAATATCCAGGATTAGGTCAAATACTGGGTTTGGGAATTTTTTAGATAGAGCTTGGATTGCCTCTTCGTCGGCTGTGAGAGACTTGGTCTTCCTGTTTCGTTGAGGAGGGAGGCCCATCTCGGTATAGAGAAACTCTACCATTTGCTTGGAGCTTGAAGGGTTGAGGGGATGACCCACAGCCTTCTCTAACTTTACCTCCATATCAGTAAGGTCCTTGGAGAGGTTCTCATCTATTTGAGCCCTCTTCTTCAGGTCTATTTTAACACCTGTTCTCTGCATACCGATTAGAGGTTTTATTAGTTTGTGTGAGTGCTTCCTGTAAAAGTCCCAAGTCTTGAACTCTTTAAGTTCCTTTACTATTTCCATTGCACATTCCCAGGTAACTACAGTATCGAGACAGTTGTATTTCCAGAGGACGTCTGGCCCACCAGTCCCTGGCATATCTTTGTAGAAAGGGCGTGTGGTATAAATAGAACAGAGGAAGTCCAAACCCTTACGAAGTTCGGGGTATATACAGTGAAAGCCTACCATTGTGTCTAGCCAAAGGTTTGGGACTTCTACTCCCCATTTGTCTCTTAACCAAATCATATCATACTGAGCGTTCTGAGCAATAAACTTAATAGTTGGAGATTGGAAGAGTTTTCTAACTCTACCTATTATTGCTATCTCCTCTTCACTAGTCCACCAAGAGTTACCAGAGTAGAAGATAGGGATGCAGATAGAGTTCTCTTTAGACCAGCCTAAACCTAGACAGAGGATTTGGTTTTCACTGTCAGTCTCAATATCAAAGGCTATGTATTTCTCCCTCTCAAGTGAGGCCAGAGTCTTCATAATGGTTTCAAATGAGGGATTTATTATGAAGATATCTTTGTAATCAGCGGGAGGGTAGGGAGTTTTAACCTCTTCTCTAATACGGTTAAAGTCCATTACTACTATGGGCTTAAACTCATACTGACGCATTACAGAGTCTGGGTGGATGGTGGGAATTACCTTTATCCCATTGAAGTTTAGAATACTCCCTCTACGTTTAATAACTGTTTTGAGACCTGTGAGTGCGTAGAGGGGTTCGTTGCCTAGAGCTACTATTACGTTTGGTCTATACTTTAGGATTTCTTCTTGGAGTCTTTTATGAGATTGAGTAAGATATTCTGTTGGCTTCCATCTTTTCTTGTCTGTGTAATATACACTAAAATCATTTTTGGGAGGTCTCTCTTGAACTACATTATCTATATAGCACTCACTTCTCTTAATACCAGTTTCACTTAGTATCTGGTCTAATACTCTTCCTGCACCACCAACAAATGGGCGTCCTATCTTTTCTTCTTGTGCTCCTGGGCACTCACCTACTAACCATAGTTTTGCACTTTTATCACCCTCTCCATACACCTTCTTCTCCATGTTTTACAAACCTCCCCTCTTTGTCCCTTCCTCTAGTGTGCTCTGCATTAACCCAACCAGAGTTATGGCACACCACACAAAGAATTTTTAGATTGTCTATATTATTGTTCATTTTATTACCATCTTTATGGTGAGTGTTTAGGTTATGTGGAAAGCGTTTTCCGCAATTTTGACACAGTTTTTGGTCAACTCCATTTTCTTGAAGTATTTTTTTAACAGTTCTATAAATGGTTGACCTGCACGTTCCACCTTTCCATTGATGATTTTTGTTCCCTAATTGACCTTCTTTGGTCATAATACCTCCTACTTGTTTGGTCTCCCACACTCAGGACAAAAGTTTGAGCTCGGCCATATTATTGTTTTACAATGTTTGCACCTGGGCATATCAACTGCCTTCATTCCACACACCACACAGAATTTGCCAGAATATATAGCCATTCCGTATTGTTGACATTGTTTGTTTGAACACATTTTTATTCCAATTTCCATACTATTCCTCCAATCTTTTAACTATGTTGTTGTAGTAGGTGTTATCTAACTCTATCCCTATCCCTATTCTACTAAGTTCCTTAGCCGCAACAATGGTGCTTCCGCTTCCTGCAAAGGGGTCTAATACTTTTTCACCAGGAAGGCTAGATAAACCAATAAGACCTCGCAAGAACTCTGTTGGCTTTTCCGTTGGGTGGATTTTCTTATTAGAGGGGACCCTCTTAATTGAGAAGATATCTCTAGGTGTTCCATTAAGTTTCCTCCCTCCTTTCCTACAATAGAAGAATGGTTCGTAAGAGGAGGTAAAGTTAACAGACTGACTTGGAAAACCTCCACTGAGTTTGTCCCAGATTAGTGGGATGTGGTGGACCTGGAAGCCTACTTTTTCCAGTAGCTCTTTAATTTTGTTGTAATGTTGACATCCGAAGAAGATGTAAGCGTGCCTGTCATCCTTTAAAATGCGGAACATTTGAGCGAAGGCCTTATCCAACATGTCAAGGATGGTGAATTCATCATCTGGGCAGGGATATACCTTGTTGTGGGTCTTTTTAAAGGACTCGGCTTCGCCTAGGTTTATCCCAAAGGGTGGGTCGGCTATGATAAGGTCAATTGACCCAGTTTCCATCTTTCCCATCTCCTTCACACAGTTGCCATGGATGATGTTGGGTGTTGCTATTATCTTGCTGGTTTTAAGCCTCTTAGCTAGTTCAGCGTTTAGGATGTCTTCCTGCTTTTGCTTTAACTTTTTAAAAGCTACACTTTTGGACTTCTCTTTTTTGAGTTCGGGGAAGGCTTTCATTCCCCTAGCTAAAGCTATATCCATGGAGACTGTTCCCATACTTTCACCAAGGGCTTCAGCAGTGTCTCTCAACTTCCAACCATCAGAGTCGTGTCCTTTAACTGCACTTCCATAAATCTTCTGTTTAAGTTTGTGAAGCTCAGCTTTTGCATTAACTTCCTCTTGCCAAGTGAAGGCTTCCCGCTGGATATTCTCCTCTAACTCAAGCTCTTTCTTCTCAAGTTCGTTCAGGTCCTTTCGAAACTTAACCTCAATTGAGCCCCACCTCTCCTCATTTTTAGTCCGTTTGAGTATTGAGAGGCAGGCTCGGAGCCTTCTCTCACCAGCTATTAACCTGTTCTTGTCATCTATTACAATTGGGTGGATTAAACCATAGGTCATAATAGATTGGGCAAGTTTGTCTACTCCCTCAAACTTCTTTCTAAACCTACTTCCTACTTGGATTTCGGTTATTTTAATTTTGGGCATCACTCCTCCAATATTTTAATTTTGGTGAATTTGAGTCCTATTGCTTCTTTGTGAGTCATTGTCTTTCCGTCTACTACTACTATTCGTGAGCTAGGTAGACCCTTTATTGGGTTTAGTTTCTTATCTTTATCTACTGATATCATAAAGGGCGGCTGGTCTGGTTTAAGCTCTGGTTGGATTACTACGGGTTTAGTTGGCTCTGGTTTAATCTTATCATCTTTTCCACAGAGGTGCGTAATGTCAATTGTGTCCTTTCCCTCAAGTCCACTGATTATCTCATCAAGCATGAGCTTAGCACAGTCTGCTTTAATCTCAAGCTCGTGTATGTCCTTGGTGGTGTTAAGCATCTTACTTACTGCTCTAAGCATGTTTATTATCATAAGTCCTCCTTGTAATTTCAATTATTGAACTTATCAGATAAGGTAGAGGAGGGCTGCCTTGGTAGGAGTGAAAAATGTAAAGAACCCCCTTAGCATTTAACCAGGAGTGGGCACCCCCCTCTATGTAGACTACCTTACTATCTTCTTTATGTCGTTTGAGAAAACTCCCTCATACTCTTTAACACTAAGAGCTGCATCCAGCTCCAGCCCTTTTGTGTCTTCAGTGTCGAAGTCTCCCCAGGTTAGACCTAATCCCTCACAAATCTCCCTCAACCTGAATTGAGCATTACCTTCAGGTTTTAGGGTAGTGTTCTCGAATACATGCCCTGGTTTCAACTTGTCGTCAGTTGCTTTCACGTTAGGGTCTGCAAACTCGAACTCCCACTTTACATAAGGGTAGTTCTTACCTTCTGCTATTGAGCAATTTACTACTCTCAACCTGTAACTACCAGCTTCGGCATAACCAAAGCCGCCAGTCTCAGCATTAGGATTTACCGTGACTTTCATCAGCTTTACCTCCTTTCTTTTGGATTTTGTGTTCTTTAAGCCAAGCATCACGCTTAGCCTTTTTGTGCTGCTTTTGAAGAACCTCCATTGTCATTTCGATGTCAGTGAGACCTGGTGTGTATCTTTTACTCTTCTTCATCACTTTCCCCTTCTACCTCTACATAAGATATTGTTGATATACTATAGGTATATGTGTCTTCCATTACCTCCCTCCATAAAGTTTACTGAAGTCAGATGGAACTATCATGGGTATGTCTCTTGATGTTCTACAAGACCTCATACTGTCACCAACAGTTAACATCTCATAAGTAACCTTATCTCCTCTTACAGTTTTACGGAGCCAATACACCTCCTCAAACCCAACCCCTATCTTATCCTTCATTTGACCATCAATTAAGGGAAGGTAAGAAATCCTCCCAGTCAACTCATCTTTATCTGCTCTCTCATGACAGATGAAGATTACGTTACACTTAAGTCTAAGGAGTGTATTATTAACTGTTTCATAGTTGGTAAGGGCTACACCATAGAGAGGGAGGGTCATAGTAGATGTTGAATTAGCCGCCATTAAGAGTCTTTTAAGATGCTCATTCATGGAGGTATAGCTGTCTAATACCACGGTTTTAATCTTTATCTTCTTGCCCTCCCTTTCAATAGTGCAATCATTATCAACAAGAGTTTGTATCATCTCAGCCAATCTCATATAACCCTTAGGTTTAGCCATGGTTACACGAGACCCTGGCTTAGGGTCTAATCCCGCTAACCTAACAAGAGTTAGTTCTGAAAGAGGGTCATCAATAGCCCATTGGATAATATCCCCCTTCTCTAACTTCCCTGAGATATTGTGCATCTTGTGAAGCTTGTTATCCACGTCTAAAAATAGAACGGGACCAGGTGCAGTTGAAGCGGCTGTGGTTTTACCACTCCCTGGTGGTCCTATCAGTAGACAACTGAAGATTTTCTCCATTATTTACCCTCCAATTTGTCTTTAGTTAACCAAAGGTGTATTTTACCATCTATCCTTGCTCTTCTAACATAACCAACGCCTAGTTGTCCAGCAAACTTTCTTAATAAGTATACGTTCCCTTGCTTAATCTCATCCTCATCAAAAACTATAGACTTGGTTGAGTCCAACACTTTTAAGGCGTTTAATACAGTCTCGTAAGGGAACTTACAACTTCTAGTAATAGATGGTCTGTCAGCTGTCTTAAAGTTAATCATGTTTTTCATTTCTTCACCTCCTCTACCTCTTTAAACGGTTCCCATTTTTCCACTTTATACTCCCTCTCAATAACCCGATGGTCCTCCCCATACATGCAGAGTGTCTTAAAAGGGCATTCAGAGTTGTAACTATAACATTGGTCCTTTCTTTCACACTCATAGAACTCATTCTCTTTCTCACACCAAAGAATATCCCTAATATACCTCTGAACATTAAGCTTAAACCTCTCCCTGAGTTGGGTAGTCCTGGTCTTAGGGTCTCGGTAGAAGTGTTCCTCAGCCTTCTTGGTCTTCTCAGTTACCCTCTTAGTTTCCTTCCAGGGTTGAAGAGCATTAACTACGCAGCCAAAGCATTTCTCCCCGAAGTAAGCTTCTGCGCACAGGATATACCCAGTTATTTGGAAGTCAAGGTCAAACTGTTTGAAGTAGTTGAAGTTAAGGACAGATGCTGTTTTATGCTCAACTATCCAAAGCTCCTTTCCCCATCTAACTGGTAAGTCTATCCTCCCTGCATAGAGTATATCTCCTATAGGATAAACGAAGCCTATCTCGGGCTTAGCCGCCAGTGTAAAAGGCTCCTTAGCATACACCTTTGCATACCATCTTAAAAGCTTCTCCCCATTTTCCTGAGTTCTAAGGCTATCACCTTCCCTATCTTTGTAGGTTTCCCTGAAAATCGCAATAGCTTTATCCATGCTATTGGAATTATACCACATCTCTAGGGCTTTGTGAATAGCCCCTCCAAATTCTAACGGAGCACTGGTCACCTTAGGGGTTAGGTGCCTAACCATCCTATAATAGTACTTCTTCCGACATTCGAGAAAAGTACTAAGCATTGTGTAATCCCAGACTCTCTCCATCGCTTCTCCTTTCTACATTTTTACTAGTTTAAATACTACGATGTTCCTTACATCTTTCCTAGCCTTTAGCTTCTTAACTATAGCTAAAGCCTTCTCCTTAGTGTTAGCAAAATATACTGGGTCTGATTCTACTTCGTAGAATATTGCATACTTTGCTTTTTTAGGGTTACCACGTATTACATCAATGCTCATTTTTGCCCGTGCCCGTGTGTCATTACCCCAATAACCGAAACATGCCATCTCAATTCACCCCCTTCCCCTTAATCTCAACTGAACAGTGCCCCCACTCTTGAAACCTATTAAACTTCACCTTTACATCACATGGGTTGCACACCCCATATTCTTCACATCTTCTAAACCCTCTAATTAACTTAACCTTATCATTTAATATGTGACCCATTGGGTTAATATCATTGTAGAGGTCATGATGACATCTAAAAATAAAACCAGAGGGGTTTATCAAGAGCTCAGAAGGCTTACACTTAACAGTTAGTTTTCTAAGTTTAGTGCAAGCATTTTGATATTTGTAAGTGTTCTTCTCCCAACCAGTGCTTAAAAACCTTTTAGTTCTAAAGTCTATGCCCCTCTCCTTACACATCCTAATCATAGACCTGTTAGTGTTCATAAACATAATATTATCAAATCCCCAGATGCCCACCTTATACCCCATCTTTTGAAGGGTGTGAACCTTGCTAACCATCTCAGCTTGATTGGTTTTTTTGTGTAGGCTAAACCTAATACTGGCATATTTAGCTCTTCTTTTAAATACGTAAGGGTCAACTCTACTTACGAACTCATCCAGGTTAAACATACCATTAGTTACTAGGTCTAACCCTATCCCCTTACGATATAAACCATCTACTATGGTATAAAATTGTGGGTGGATAGTCGGCTCTCCTCCTTGGAGAGTAAGAGGTAGGTCTGCTCTGTTCTGTATGCGAGCCAAACCATCTATCCACCCCGTAGCTCCTAACTCCTCCGTCTTAACGAGCCTGTCGAACCTATTGATACAGTAGGTGCAAGCCATGTTACACCGAAAAGTTAAGAAAACTCCTACGTAGTTATAAGTTTTGGGTAGTGTGATTGGTCTCATATAAGTCCTTTTCTTCTATTACCAAAGTTGGTAATGGTGAGATAAACATACTGTTGTAGAGGCTTTGTATTCTCTCAGGTTTTACTAATCGGACGGTTGTGATGTGGGGCTCAAACACGTTGGTGAAGTCATGGTTGTGTTGAAGACCTACATCAAATTTGCCATCCTGGGAACCAATTATCGCTCTGATTAGGATTGGAAGAGTGAATTGCCCACCACTCATCTTCGGCACTAGAGCCATGTGGTTTATAATTGCATCGGCGGCTATTAGCATGAAGTCCATTCTTTGGAACACCACTATAGGTTTGTAGCCTTGCATCGCAAGACCTATTGCAGCCCCTGCAATTAAGTTTTCGCAGATGGGCATCTCTAAGCATTTTTTCGCATTTACTTTGGTCATGGTGCCATATATATCTCCTGCGTTTTTTAACCCTTCTCCGAGGAACACGGTCTTTGGTTGTTCTCCTAGCCATGTCATCACCTCCGTTAGTTCTTGTTTATAGGTCATATTATCTCCTTTATTTTCTCTTTTTTATATTCATAGCCGCACAAAGGGCATTTTTCGTGTTGAATGCCAAACTCTGCATGGCAGTTACCACATGTTACTTCAACTTTTACAATCCCTAATCTAATTAGGTCTTTAAGTTTCATTAGTTTGTTTTTGCCTTATGCTGTCAAGCACCTCCCATGTAGTGGGTTTATCAAGCCGCTTTAGAAATCGTATTTACCTTTCCAAAGGATAAAACCCTTGGTGCCATAGAAATAACAATTTCCATAAGAAACCATATTCCTTTACTTTCATAACTACCTCCTTTTTCTAACTACAATTTTAACACCCCATCCCTTCTACTGTTGCCTGTTTTATTATATCTTCTTGGGGGACACTTACATAGTGATGTTTACAAATCCAGACCTTCTTCCCATTGTGTTCTACCACCTGAAAATCTTTGGTAATGGGTTTCTTGCAGATAGGGCACTGACCCTTATCTACTCTACTAGATACAATGTTATTACATTGAGACATGTGCACCTACCCCCACGTGAGGCCACCTTCTCACATAGTTATACCTTATTATATTCCTCGCAACCATTGGTGTAAAGTTATGCCATCTCTCTTCTTTGGTGCTCTCCACCGCAAGGTCATTATCCTCTATTATGAAGGTGAGAGGTAGACTGCGGGAGTTGCCAAACCTCACTGCCTCCATAAAATGCCCAGTGTCTTCTCCACCATCTCCCACGAAGCACCAGACATGACCTTTAGACCTCTTCTTTTTTAATCCAAGGGCTAGACCTACAGCAATAGCACACCCTCCACCCACTATCGCTGAGGTTAGGAAGTTAATTGACTTATCGTAGATGTGCATGCTCCTTCCCTCTCCTTTGCAGATGCCACTCTTCCTACCTAAGATTTCATCATGGAGCTTTTGGGCATCTCCTCCTTTTAAGAGATAGTGGTAATGGTTTCTATGAGAACTAACTACCCAATCTTTAGGTTTAATTGAACTAAAGAGTGAGATTAGCTGCTCCTCATTTCCTCCTGATAAGTGGATGGGGCAGGAAATCTTACCTTGTTTAAATAAAGTCTTAATGTTCTCCTCAAACCCTATGAGCTCTTCCTTTGTCCATCTCTTATTAGGTATACTCTTCATCTTAATATCTTTGATACCTCCATCATCGCCTCTATTTTACCGTTTATGAGCAATGGGTGATAAATACCCTGTTGACTTTTAATTACATCAAGGTATTTATTCATGCTCTTTAATATCCTTATGCTCTCCCTTATCTTACCTATTTCAAACCAGACCTTCGCTGTTATTATAAGACATAAAATGTGGAATAAAGTAACTATCAAAGTCCCCATACTCTCCTCCTTGTCTCTAATCTAATCCGATTTAGCTCTTCCAGGGAAACTCCCATCATCCCTGCTATCTTTTTAGCCTTAAGAGTTGAGCTAAAGTTAATCCTATCCCACTCATAGGCTCTAATCATAGTTATCTCCTTAGAGGTGAACTCTGAGGTCTCTATTTGACCCTCTCTCCAGCTATCTCCCTCTTTTAGGCACTTCCCTTTGACGCACATGTCCCACAGGCGAGTATGTTTAAGAGGGGTGGCTGTAAAGACCTTAGTATAATCGGCGTCTATATACTCGGCTACTTTAAGGGTCTTTCTAATCTCAGTCCAGGTCTCCCCTGGGAAACCTATGATGAAATTAGCCGCCACAAAGATACCATACTCTTTAGCATCTTGTATAACACATTTGGCGTCTTCTAAGTCTATCCTTTTACCTATGATTTCCCTTTGAACTCTCCTGCTTCCACTCTCAATGGCTACATCGATATACTTACAGCCGCTCTTAGCCATAAGTCCAATCATCTCATCATCCATTTTGATTACTGAGGTAGCTATCATAGACCAAGGCATAGTGAGACCTCTCCTAATCATCTCTTGGAAAAGACTCTTAGCCCTCTTCTCATTATATAGTAGGTTATCGTCGTCAAAAATAAGAGACTTAATCTTATAATCCTTCTTAAGCCAGCTAATCTCTTCAATAACATTTTCTACACTCCTTCCTCTCCAGCGTTTGCCCATTATCTCCTCTACTTGACAGAAACAACACCCATACGGACAGCCCCTAGACGTTATAATGCGTCCATAAGGATACGAACACGGAGCGTCTACACTTTTCCGTATGGGTGGTTTATTTATATATGATTTTAAATCAATTAAGTCGTATGCGGGTAGGGGGAGTTCATTTAACTTTTGGATTGGGAGGGCTTGGTGAATACCATGCCAACTATAGCCAAGGGTTATTTGGTTCATTAGGTATTCTCCCTCTCCCTTGACTATTATATCTATCTCTGGAGCTTTTATTAAGATGTCAGCGTTCATACTGGGAGATACTCCTCCAACTACTACTTGTATTTTTTTAGATACAGCTTTAACTGCTTTGGCGGCTCTAAGAGTGGCTCCAAGTTGAGAGTCTATCATAGTAGTTATACCTACCATGTCTGGTTTCTCTTTCTCTACACGTTTTGCAAATACTGATGTTTCTAAGTCCTCTTTATAAGCATCTATTATATTTACCATAGTCCCATTCTTTCTAACTTTGGCGGCAAGGAGGCATAGATTGTAAGGTATGTAATCCCAGAGGAAATCCTTGTTTGTCTCACTCCATCTAAAGTTGGGGACTACAAGGGTTAGGTTCACAAGTCCTCCCTATTATCCCTCATCATGTTTAATGTCTCTTTGTTAAGTATCCTAAATGAGTGTAATTGCCTTCTAAACTCAAACTCTACCATCTCCTCCTCATAGAATACATACTCTATTACGGCCTTTCTGCCTGCTATTGAGATAGGTAGACATACTCTTATATGACGAGAATGATTATGTATTGTCATTTCTTCTGGGTAATACTTAATAAAGTTAAATATCCTGCCCCTGATATAATTAGCAAGCCTTGTCCTAATCTTCTTCTGGCTCCATTTGTAATTAAGGCGTTCTTGTAACCAATTTCCTATAGCGTGTATTTCTTCTCTCCTTTTAGGAGCATTCTTAATAAACCTGTGTATAGTATTGTTAATCCTCCTATCAGGATTGTTTTGGGACACCAGCTGGGGTCTTAATCCCGTGGTGAGTGGAAGTGTCATTATAAGTAACATTAAACATACCCTATCCATATCCACAGTCAGGTTCCCCCTCACTATCCTCAACTGCCCACTCACATATGTGTGGAATTTGACTCTCACCACTCATAATACACTTTGTGAAAGGGCAAAGTTTACTGCGACTGATGCCTAATTTTAACCTCTCTAAACCCCTTCTTAGTAGTCCTGTTAATCTCATTTTTATACTCCACTCTCTTCCTGTTAAGGTTTCTAATAGCTATTGCCCTTCTCCCTATCTCAGAGAGAGTAAACTTCTTCTCGCCGCCTTTCCTAATTTCATTCTCCAGGTTCCAAATGTCTATATTTGCCATAGTAAGTCTAATAGTTGCTGTTATTAAGTGAGAATTTATTCCTGAAGCATTGAGTCCCTTGATTATACTTTGGTATTCAGGATATGCTGCTTCCTCACCAAAATATATTTTACGAATGAGAATTGAAAGCTTGTCTATTACATCACCAAGAGAGTATTGAGGTAGTTTAGACTTTTTCACAATTTTTATCCTTTCTATGAATTGTCATGTGCTCACTAAATGTGACAACTGCACTACTACCGCAGTATACGTATTTTGTTATTTGACAGTATACTCTGTTTATATGCCTTTTTTTATGGGTGTATTCAACGTATGGTCTACCATTTTTATATTTTACTTTGTTAATATTTATAGGTGTTCCATTATAACTCCATAACTTTCAATAATATACTAAAACATCTCTTGCAAACGTGCATCTTCTTAACAAATTCTATTCTATTAGGGGGAGATAATAGAATACCTCCAAACTCTTCAAGTCTTTCTTTACAAAAATAGCAGATAGGTTTTATGCCTATTCCCTCTTTTCTCCTTCTTCTCCTAGCATCGCTATACTTATGCTTCCCCATAAATCCTCCCATCATTTATCATCTTACACACTTCCATTAGGTCTTTGTCTACTTTCTCTCTCATAATTTCAATTTTTGAACTTACTACTTCCAAAGTAATGCACACACCACATAAGCAATCCCATTAACTATTAGTGTTATCCCTATCAGCATCATCGTTGGGTTTTTAACCTCTATCATTGTTTGCCCCCGCCTCCTTTTCCTTCTGCCATTAAATTATCCATTATTCTTAACATTTCCTTTTCACTTACAACATCCCCTAATTTATATGTCATATTAGTCCTCTCCTTCCCCTAAATCTTCTTTTACCCTTCATTCTCTTTTATTACATCCTCGATTTTTAAATCATCACCCCATTGGGATATATAAAATAAATCTTTACAATCTTTCACCATGCCAAAAACTATCGGGTCGGGAACATTTTGCACATGTGCAACAACAAACTCCGAAAAACAATCTAATTTTTTTGCTTTAACTACATTGTCCAGCACATATTCAGGGGGTGTTGTGTCCCATTCTCTTAATGGTGTTAACTTTACCTCCTTTTGCTTGTTAACCCTTTCGGATACTTTACCACCATAATGCAATAAACAGATAAAGCCAGCTAGGCAGACTCCAGAAATAATGGACGGCCACAATAAGACATTGTTTTCTTTGACCAAGTAAGACAAGCTAGTAATTGACACAAATAAACTTAATAAAGCACCCAAAAAAGTTAGGTTAGCTAATAGCTGTAGTCTCTTACGGTTGTTTAAACTTTTCTCAAAATCGTCCAAATTTTTAGGTGTTACATATTTATAATGTTCATATGCTACTGCTCTTCCCTTTGATACAACAACCTTAGATTTAATGCATTCTAACACTTTAACTAGCCCACACATTTCCAGCTTCGCTAAATAATCTTCAATGTGTGGATTAAGCTCAACTGCTTCTCTTTTTTTAGCTTTCTCAGCTAACTTAAGTAATGCCCATTTGTCTCCCATTTTCATCTCTCCTCCTTATCTATTAACCCCTCCTCAATATCACAGGTTCTTTAACTAAACATTCATTACAAAACTAAGCCTTAACTTTTTTATTAGGCGCAAAATCAAATACAGGCCTCCACTTACCATTACCCTTAGTAATCTCAAAGTATTTATTGCAATGATAGCAGTTGTTACTCATTGGCTTCTCCTCTATTCTAAATAAAGTTAATATGCTCAGGTGGATTAAGGTAGTTCCATATGAATGCATTTGTGAAATCATGGCGGCACGAGCCAGCACACATAGTATGCACATCAAAATCTTCCCTCATATACTTAATTATATGCCAATACCTATCACTATCAATAATCTCTTTTAGAGTATTTTTCTTAAGGTCACCATAACAATAATCACTATTATTGAATAGATAACCACAAGGGTAGCATTTAGAATTCCCACTAATTTGAAAAATAAGGGGACAATCTACACATCTATCATAAGGTCTCCTACCCTTACTCGCTATCATCCCCCATTTAGGGACAATTTTAGTCTTATCATTAGATAGCTTCTGAGCTTGTTTCAACACCTCTAACACTCTCTTATTATCATACCAGTTTAAATTAAAGTGGGACATACCCTTACACCCTGGGTCAGAGAACTGTTTAATTACGAAATAGTCAACTCCCTCTCTTACTGCCCACTTAGCCTCTGGTATTACTTGCTCAAGACAGTCAGGTATAAACACCATCTGAAGTCCAATGGTGCACTTATACCCTTTAGTTTTCTTAATATAGATTGCAGAACGGATAGCGGCCTGCACACGCTCCCACTGAGGAACACCATGAATGGTTTTATATCCTCCTGAGTCAACGGCAGATAGGTTGAAGCGAAGCCATGTGCAGGTGGAGAGAAGAATTCTTAACTTAGTCTCATCTAAAAAGATACCATTTGTTGCAAATCCTATGTCTAACCCCCACTTCTTACCCTCAATACAAGCATCATAGACGGCTGGGTTAAGTGTAGGCTCCCCATCTCCCGTGAGGGTAAGAGACTTAACTCCCAAGTATGGGGCATCTATAAAAAGTTTAATGAGTATATCTCTTGGTATAACATCCATTGACATCTTTTGATGTATACCATAACAATTGTGAACACAAAGTCCTTTTGCAATAAATGTATGACTTTCGGTTGTTAGGTCATACACTTCAGTAACTCTTCCGATTGACACAAAATTAACTCTTAATACGCCCTCAATTTTACAATCAAAAGCTTTTTCAAACTTTCTTGTTATAGCGGGAGTTGTTACTTGCATAAATCTAATACGATTTTCATAACCTTTTGTAACTCTTACCACTTTTACACTTTTACCATAATCCTCTAACGTGTTTGGAATGTGGAGCTTGTTCAATGACAATGTTATCATATGCAATACAGAAGTGTCGCTATTAGATATTCTCAAATTGTTTCCGCTTATACTTCCTTCAGCGTCAAAAATACCTCCAAGGTATCCTCTGTAGAAGCTTTGACTTTGCCCCAACAATAAGTCTTTGTAACTTATAAATTTTTTAAGAAGATGTGTGTGCTCTTTTCCTATTACATAAAGCTTATGCTTACTTCTTTTATAAGAAACAATGAAACCTATATCAATTAGGTATTGATAGGCTCTATCAAGGGCTTCTATGTCAATCATGTCCAATCTCATATGATAGGTAGAGTATCTAGGTGATATATTAAATGTGCCATCACCATCTATTATTCCTTTTACATAACCTATTTTGTAATCTCTATCTATTAACTGTATAGGTATTTGCTTTCCTATGTAATGAACATCATTATTATTCGTTAGTTTTCCAGCATCTTTCCATCCTCTATGTTTGACAAGGACTTGGTGGTCTGGAGTAATCTCTAATGTTTCTCCATTTGTAAAGTGCACTACATTGGTGATAGCCATTCTTTTGTGGATATCTGTAACAGTGGTATATTTTAATCTTCTTTGCTTATGTATATTTCCAATCTCATCAAAACCTATAACAGTGTCCCCAACCTTGACATCTTTTATTGGCTTTGTGCCCAAAGGTGTGGTTATTGGTGTATCTCCTGTTACACAATAAATACATTTAGCATTACACCTCTTAGTAGCACCAATATCTATATGGAGGGGATATATTTTCCAACTGTTTCGGTAGTGGTTATTAACCCTGTCCAGGTGCCATAAGAGTTTACACCCATCAAAAAGGTAGGGGTTATCCACTTTTCAAATCCTCCATTGCAGCCTTTACAAACTCTTCTGCTATTACATGGATTTGTTTAACTAGTGCTTCCCCCATTTGCATTACATCGGGAGCACTAACTATAGAGCCTACAACTTGGCTCATAGACTTATTATCTCCAACTGGTGCTATAGTGAAAAGGATGAAACTCCTAGCTTTTCCAAGAGCACTCACTGCTTCCTTCATATTCTTATCAAGTGCTATCTTTCTGAGCTCAGGATTATTGTTTGTTATCACTATCCTCTCATCTCTATTCTTATCCATCTTCCCCTCCTCATTTGACATACTTAATCTCCCTCGTGGGAAACCTAAGAACTAGGTCTTTATTAGCTTCCTCAATTGAGTCAAACTCTTTGCCTGCGGCATCTTGAGAGTTCTTAGCCACCCACCAAAAGGTTCTGTAAGCATCAACTATCTCCACTATCAGTTTAGTTTGGGTCATGGTTCTTCTCCTTAAGATAAATGTTTCCAAATTTATCCATCATGACTTCGTCTTCGTCTATGCTGTAGCGAGGGAAGCCATACTCACATTGCCAGACGCCTTTACTTAACCTAACTAGAGGTCTCCCACAACTACATTTGGCGTTCCCATCAAAGATTGCGAACCACTGCCCTCCACTTAGCATCTCACTTTTATAATCCCCTTCAAACGGGACTCTCTCACTCACTCTTCCCCTCTTTCCTAACCTTCTCTATAACCTTTTCAAAGTCATTACCCATACCAATATCCTGCACAACATTATCCCCCACTATTTTAAAATGCTTTCTCCTATTAAATGCATCTTTTCCTTGAAGCTCAGTCTCAACTCCCTTATTAAAGTCATTTAACTCAATAGCCTTCTTCTTACCATAGGCTGCCTTCCTAGCTCCCAACAGGATTGCATTTTTAATCTGACCTCCAGTGAGGTCATGGGTAGATAAAATCTCAAAGCAGACACATTTAGCTAACGGTGCCTCTTTAGGGATTAGGTTTCTCCAGATTTTTGCTCGGGACGCCTTGTCTGGTTTAGTGAACTCAAGCTTAAGACATATCCTTCTTTCAAGTGCGGGGTCTAACTCATGGCTTCTATTAGTGGTGAGGATACAGGTCCCCTCAAACCGCTCAATCTCGGTGAGGAGGGTATTTATCTCAGCGGCTAGGATAGCTCCCACCTTATTCCTGCTGTATACTAGACTATCGCACTCATCTAATATTACTACTGCATCTTTAGAATGGGCAGAGGAAAATGCCTTGGCTATATTCCTCTCTGCCTGTCCTGGGACTGAGCTCTGGATATTTTTGGTGCTTAACATTAAATAATCTTTACCAAGAGCCTCCGCAATAGCTTCAGCACACATAGTCTTCCCAGTTCCTGGAGGTCCCCAGAAGAGGAGGATAGCACCCTTCCCCTTCTCAATAGTAGAGGCAAACCCCCACTCCTGAAATATCTTCTCACTTATCTCAGCGTTAGATTGGGAGATTGTCTCTAAGATTAACTGCTTAACCTTCTCAGGGAGGACTAATATATTCATCATACTATTAACCTTCTTCCTCTTCTTAATCTCCTGTCTCCCTATTACCCTGAACTCGGCTTGGGTGATATAACTTCGCCCAACATCTAATATGTAATGCTTACCTTGACAATAGCCAGTAATAGTATACTCCTTACCTATGGTGTAACTATGACTACAAGTATTACTCATAACCACCACCTTAGTTCCAAGAGGCAGTAACTTAACTGGCAGCTCTGGTCTTCTCAGCCAATCCTCTGAAGTCATCTTTCCCTCCTTTCATTTTTTCCTCCTTTTTTTAAGTTAAAGCCATAATTTCAATTTTTGAAAATATAACTGAAGAGTGAGTTCCACCTACCCCACTTCCTCACCATCTTGATATGCCCATTTCTTGCTTCAGCTAACCCACTATAACTAACTTGGTCAACATATTCATGCCCTCTCCCAAACACCATAGTCTCAAAGATAAGTGGAGGTCCCGAAGGGGAGAAGTTATGGTTTAACTCTAACCCTAACCAGACAGTGGATACCCATCCTCCCCACCAAAGTTTAGTCTGCTCAATAATCTTATACTCACTATTATCCTCCAAGAGCTTAGCCCACTCCGTCATAGTAAGAGGTCTAAGATACTTATCATAATAACGAGGTCCTAAATTTAAAAAGTTATCCATTATACCTTCCTATATAACTGCTTTCCTTTAAGAGTGAGGAAGACCATTTCCCTAATATCATCTACCAACTCTTTCATTTGTGTAGCACTGTTAACATTACACCCATCGTAATCATAACAGATGCTGTGAATATTCCTAAGCTGGTCTCTATAATACTCTTTAGAGAAGGGCTTGTAAATATTACAAGGCTTCCCAAACATCTTCTCATCTTTCTTTTTAGTTAAATACCACTTTTTCTTATGCTGTAATATTCTGTTTGTGTTAGCATTATAGTAAAGCCTAACCTTATTTAAAACTTTCTTTTTGTTCCTCTTATAATATTTTCTATCAATTTCTTTTCTGTTCTTAGCCATTATATACTTTCATCTACTTGAGTGGGTGACTGGCTACCCTTCCCAGTTCTTATCGTGCTTTTTGTCAGATACGAAAGGAGTTTACCTTTAAACAACTGACTTGGCGTGCAGAACCCACTCATTATTTACTTATGGTTATGGTAGCTTCCAAAAATTGCGGCAATTATAATAATAGTCCAAGCTGGATGTAACCACACAAACTCAAATAATCTCTCTATCACCTTATTTGTCCAATGCCAATTCACTTAACAAACCTCCAATTAATCCACCATTCCCAATCTTTTCATCAATGCCTCTCTCTTCTCTGGAGGCAAATTCTTAAACGCTTTAGTAATAGGGTCATCCTTAGCCCTCACTCCCCTAACCTTAGTCTTAACTTTAGGCAGATGTGTCCTCCCCTTCCTCAACTTCCCAATACTCTCCCTCAACTCATCCTCACTCATACTTGCAACAGTAGACTGATAGCTTGGTGCACTCTCCTGTATAACCTTCCACTCCTTATCCTCTCCCAAGTCAATCAGAGTAGAACCCCCTTTATAAGTCTCAGGCTTCATATAAGTAATTCCCATCTCACTCTCCACTACCCAGTTAACAAGAGCCTCAAACACTTCTCCCTCAACTGTCTTACTTATAATATCACCCTTCTTCATCAAACCAACCCTTCACCAAATCATAAAACTTTTTATCAAAACTCAACACCATTGCTATCTCTTCTACACTCTCGGGCTCAACCTTATCCCCTATAAGTTTGACCAGCATCCCTCTATACCCACTATCACTCTCATAAACCTTCACCCTCTTATCCTTCAAAGTTACTCTATACATTACTTTCCGCATGCTTCACCTCCCTCTTAACCACCTCTCCACAATCTATACACTTAACCAGATGGTGAAGAACCCCTTCTAAAAACTCCATCTCAATTTGGAGCTGGGGATGTTTACAATTCCTCTCCTGTAGGTAGACCACATCACAATTATCTCTCTCACTCACCCTAACCACTCTTACCCTATCTAACACCTGACTCTTAAATATATCTCTCGCATAGTTAATTGCGTTCATCTCTCTCCAAAGCTCTCCCACCACCTCATCGTGGTCTGAGTGTGCTTTTCTTCTTAATACTACGAATGCTGGCATGTTTACCTCCTTATCTTCTGTATTGCCCAAACTTGTCCTACTCTGTCTAACTTCTTTGTTCTAATCTTGAAATCCGCTTTAACGGCTCTGAAGTTTTGCAAAGCTACTGTTCCAAAAAGTCGGTTTGGCTCTTCTAAAGTTATCTTAATAGCTTCGCCTACCTTCAAACCTCTAATAACCTCCCATTGAGCGTAGTATTTCCATTTTGCTCTGCCTCCCCAAAGAACATCATCAGCTTTGATTTTCTCCATCTTAATGGTCATCTCTTCTTCCTTTATGTTTAGTTCTACCCTTAGGTATCTTTACCTTCTTAAACACGGCATCTAATAACTTAACATCAGGCACTTCCAATCCCATATACTCAATATAGTATGATAGCTTCTTAATAACCTTCTTATAATAAAATGCCTGATTTCTCCACTTTAGAGATGTCTTAGAATGCCGAACCATCTTCCTGTGTCGTAGACTTTGGAGCTCATTTAGTATCAAAGGTAGGTTTACCCCTATACATTCATTTAGATTGGGATAACTACAATCATAACTATCCTCAATTATACACATATAATTATTGTTATATTTGCATCTCATCTGAAATCCCTTAATTCGGCTGGTGTCATATCCTTTATCCAACCCATCACCTTTGGCATACACTCTCTACACCTTGCTTTGAATACCCCTTTCTTAACCTCAATATAGTAGTAATCATTTACTCTCACCTTATGCCCACAATAAACTCTACCTCTACCCCCTTTAACCCTGATTACCATTATCCTCTTCCTCTTCTCCTATTACCTCTTTCACCTTATGCACCTTAACCTGCACAAGTCCCTCTTCATCGGTCTCTACCCTCAATATTACCTCAAATAAACCTTTCATCTCCCTATCCTCCTTATATACCACTCATCCATTATGTCAGATAAAGTAACATTATGAGTTTCCATTAAATCTACTATCTGTGTAACATTATCTATCTTTCTAGGTTCCCTTATAAACTTATCCTTAATATCTGTCTTAGCCATTATAACCTCCTTTGTAAGTTCAATAATTGAACTTACTCCCTAATTATTATTCAACTTAGCAAGCGTAGTATCTACAAAATTTAAGTGTCCCTTACTTATCAACATACATATCACCCCACTCGCATATGATAACACATTCAGTGGGTTATCCCCTTTATCACTCGCAAGGGCAATCAACGCCTCCATAACCCCTTTCTTCGCCATCAACTTCATAACCTTATTAGCAAGCTTCTTTTGGTCTTTCGTGAGACCACTCCTATTTCCCTCATCCCCAAACTTCAAAGGCTCCATCTCAACTCCTCCTGGTCTTCACCCAATGGTCTTATCTCCACCCTCTGAGCGCCATTTACTTCCATACTCATCCCCAAACTATCCAATGGTTCCACATAGCTCTCCGCAAACAACCATCTCATTATATCATCAGGCACCTTCTACCCCCTCTCTACCAAATACATCAATCATTACCCTATTTGTCCACTTCAACTTCCCATTCGGTTTAATCTTATCAACAGGTGGTTTATTTTGATATGCTAAATATTTATCCAACTTATCCATTTTATCTCACCCCTTCTCCTTTACTTATTTTTGTTACAATGTGTGTTTTGAATATTATGTTCGTAAGTTCAAACTTTTAAAAAGTAGTATTTTTAGTTTAGGTCTTGAAAAAGCAATTACCTATGGTTCAAGTATATATAAGAAGTATATCACGAGGTAAGGGCTTTGTCAAGTTATTTTTTTTGTTGTAACCTATTGGGATTATTAGGGTTGTGAGAAGTCAAAAAAAATAAATTTTGAGGGTATTTCAAAAATTGAGAGGGCGACCTCAAAGGGTGAAATTGCGTTTTTGGGGTTTGGTGAGCCAGTAGAGGCAAAGTAATAGCGAGGGTATAGGGGAGTATAGGGTTGGAAAAGATGAGGGCTTATATTGGAGATTTGAGTAGAGGCGGGGTTGAGGGTGTAAGTTCAATAAAGAGATTTTAAATTACCTTAAAACACGGAGTTCATTGGAGTTATGTAAATCCGTGTAACTCTGTGTAACTTTGAAATTACGCTAAGCTGTTGGGATTATTGGGGTTATAGAAAAAGAACCAAAGTTACACAGTTACACAGGGGGTTGCTGGGTGCTTTTAAATGTTTTTAAGAAGTATGTTTATATATATATTTTATATATATTATAAATATATTTATAAAGTAAAATAGGATACCCGTGTAACTGTGTAACTTTCGCCAGATTTCTATAAGTCCTTCTAATTATTGGGGTTCGGAGAAAATGAGGGTTACACAGAGTTACACAAAACGCTGTAAGTCTAATAAACTCCGTGTTTTAAAGAGATTTAAAAAGTCCTGTAATTTCAATAAATCACTTATGATGTCAATACAATACTAACCTGTTAATACAATGTTAGTTTATGGGAGTAATTTTCAAAAATGGTGGGATAAAACTAATATATCGGCGTGTTATCTATGTGATGTTTTATAAAAATGTTAGAGTTAATGTTAGAGTTAGAGTGTTATACCTAACTCTGCGAGTTTATCTGCTGATAAACCTTGCAAAACTTTTATTGCTTGTTGATTTTTGCGTCGTGTTGCTTTCAAACGTTCTTTGACTTCTGGTGAAAGTTCACGAGATACGATGTGTCCATTGTCAGTTTTTAACTTTAACCTTGCTGTATTACATTGATTGATTTTATGCTTATCATTGATGAGTTTCAAAACTTCTTTCTCTGATAAGTTATCCGTTGCGTCGGCAACGCTATCAAATAATGTAATCTCACAAGTTCCCGTAATTTCTGTTCCTGCGTCGTCAAAGTCATCAGGGACATTGTATTTTATACCTACTTCAAGTTTACGCATAGACCTCCGAGCATAGCATAAACACGCCGACATATTTAGTTTTTAAAGAGCAATATGATTATACTAATGGTTGTATTATAAGTATAGCATATATAACTATAATGTCAAGGGAAATCTACATAAATCGTATCAGGGCTAATGTTGTAAGTGATTGCCTCCATTAGAGTTAGAGAAACGCCCCGAGCCGTCGGCTCTGCGTGTATGTATAATATAGGTAATGCCCCTATATGTATGCTATGTAATCAAGGTATGTTATGTTATTTAATATAACCTACCCACCACACCCCCCAGAGTGTTTAGTTTTATTAGTTTACCCCCAAATTTACGCTACCAAAATTTGAGGCTCAAAAGTTATAAGTTCAATGATTTCAAAGGGTTAGAGCAAATAAAAAAATCCGTAATTTCAACACTTTTCCCTTGACAAAACCTACCTTGTGTGATATACTATACAATGGAAATATAGTATGTTTGGGGTATAGATTTTAAAAGTTGAACAAAGCCGATTTGGATTTTTTGAAATTACACGCCTCGTCTTGACGAAGACTGGGGTGATAGTTACTAAGCTTAGCGACACATTACATTGACTTAAATGTTGATGCCTTTGTGTCGCTTTTTTGTTTAGTAGAGGGAGGTGGAAATGGGACAGGTAAAACCACATAATATGAAGGCTATATCTACTCTTGCAAATGAACCTGTTAATATGAGTTCTAGAATTCAACTGATGATTGCTATGGATATTGCGGGTTCGAGTGGTAAGGATATGGAGAGTGCGCTGGGTATGTCAGGGACTAGGATATCTGCTATTAGGAATAGTCCTCTTTTTATGTCAAGAAGGAAGAGGAAGTGGAGAGAGCTTCAGGATAGGGTAATTGATAATAAGGTTGATGGGATAGTTAGTGGAGACCCTGTAGAGAGTAAAATTAAGGCACTTGCTATTAAGGCTATAGAGGCTCAAGAGAAGATGTTGGATGGTGCTGGGAGTGAGTTTGTAAGGAACTCTATTTCTAACTCCATACTTGATAGGGCGGGGTATAAAGCTCATACTGAGAAGACTAAGATTACGGTGGAAGTTACGGATAAGATGGCTGATAGGTTTGAGCGAGTTATGAAAATGGCGCAAAGTGGTGATAGTAGCAGTAAGGTATCTATTACAACAGAACGAGAAGAATAATGATAGATGACATAGATGCTATGCGTCTTGTTAATAGAGGTGAAAGTAATGGACTTAGTAAGGATGTCAGAAAAACAGAGGTTAGTTTTAAGGAAACAATGTCTTCGTAGTCTTTACGCATTTTGTGTTGGTGTGATGGGCTACGACGATATTACGGAAGACCTCCATGGAGAGTATTGTAGGTTTTTAGAGGGGGATAGTAGAAGGAAACAAGCTACTATGCCCCGTTCTTTTGTTAAGACTTGGATTGGGTCGATAGCTTACCCGATTTGGGCGACCTTGATTAGACGAGCGGCTGATGAGTTCCCAGAAGGGACTGACCCAACTGATAAGTTTTGGAAATTGGGACCTGATATGAGGATACTTGTTGCAAGTTATGTAATTAGTAATGCTGAGAAGATGATTTCCCTTATTAGGAAGACTTATGAGAGTAATCCTGTGATGCAGATGCTGTTTCCAGAAGTAATACCGAGGAATTTTAATAAGATTAGGTGGAGTAATCAGAGTGCTTGTATAAATAGAGCTAATAATTATACTGAAAGTACTTTTGAGGCAGCTGGAGTAGGTGGTGCCTCTATCTCTCGGCATTATGATTTGGTAGTAGAGGATGACCTTGTATATGCCAAGAAAGATGACCTCACTGGGAAGGAGTTACATCCAAGTCAGGAAGATATAGATAAGGCTATTGGGTGGCATAAGCTCACTCACTCACTATTGGTTCCTGGTAGACATACTAGGATTTATAATATTGGGACTAGATGGGCTAAGAGAGACCTTATTAAGTATATCTGGGATAATGAGCCAAGTTATGAGAGGTTTATGAGGGCTGCTGTTAAGCTTGAGCAACTAAACGCTGGTTTAAATTGGGAGGAGTGTGACCCAGAGTGGCCTGAGTGTTATGACAAGAAACAGTTAAGAGGGATAAGAGATGCCCAAGGCACCTACATATTCTCCACGCAATACCTCCTCTTTCCACGCTCGCCTGAAGAGATGTTATTCAAAAAGCCATGGCTTCAGCTTTACACTAGTCCAGGAGAGGTTCCTGAGACCATTAGGAAGTTTACCACTGTAGACCTTGCTGAATGGGGAAGCTCTAAACGCAAGAGGGGGGACTGTAATGCAGTTGTCCTTACTTGTGGTTGGGACCACCTTAATCACGTATGGTTAGTCCACTATGATACTGGTAGGTTTGACCCGAGTGAGGTAATTAAACTAATGGGGAAGCATTGGAACTTATTTCACCCTGAGAGTATCAGTGTGGAGAGTGTATATTATCAGAAGTCACTTGCCCACTTTGCCCGCATTTACATGGAAGATGGTAAGGTGCCTTGGATGCGTATTCATAATATTAAACCTGAGGGGAATGAGAGTAAGGAACTTAGGATTAGAGCTATTGAGCCAATTGCTTCAAACCTTGCTGTTCATTGTAAAGATAGTCATAAAGAGTTTATAGATGAGTTTTGTGATTATGTCCCTAATGACCATACTTGTAAGAAGGATATATTGGATGCCCTTGCTTATCAAATTCAGGTGGCTAGACCTGGTGTCGCTAAAAGGGATGTTAGTGTGAGGAATAGGAATGATTTCCTCCCTTTAGGGAATATTGATGACTTTTTAAAGGAGGCCTGGGGAAAGGGGAGAGGGAAAGGTATCTTTGGAGACCAACTTCCTAAAACTGACCCCTTTACTGAGCAAGAGGTTGAGGTTATACTGGAAGACCCGTTGGTTGGTTTATAAGTTCAAAAATTGAAATTATGCCCTTCACTTCACACGCTCAAGAGTCTTGGATGAGACATAATAAACCCAGCATGTGGAGAAAATGGATAAGGAAGTATGGGCACTATAGAGGTAAAAACAAGTATTCTAAAGCTTTAGCTGGAGGGTAAAATGTGGGATGGTAAAAGGAGAAGAGGACATCCAAGAACAGAGGCTCAAAGAAGAGCAAGACATAGAAGACTCTATGGGAAGAAGAGTAAACTCCCTAAAAGGGGAACTGGACTTAAGAAGAGAGGGAATAAGTATACAGAGGCCCTAAGCAAATGAATAAGAAGAGCTACCTGGATAAAAAGTGGAAGAGTTTAGAGAAGAGAGGTATTAAACGCCCAAAGAGTGAGAAAGAGAACAAAGAGAGGTTAAAAGCAGCCCATGGTTATTGATGGACTTGAGGGTAAAAAACCTAAACGCTTAGACTATTGGAAGACTCAAATTAGGATGGGAGTAAGGTATCGCACCCAATATGGGAGGTCTAATGAGTGGAGGCGCTACAAGACCATGCTTAGAGGCTTCTGGGGAGAGAGTATAGTCCCAGTAAATATAATACACGCCGTGGCTCGCTCAATCATTCCCCAAGTCTACTTTCGAAACCCCCGAGTAGCTGTTCTTCCGATGAAGCCAGGATACACGATGCATGCCAGAGTTTTAGAGAGAGTAGATAACTACCTTTTAAGGGAACTTGGTATCAAAAAACAACTCAAATCCATGATACTTGACTGTTACACTTGTGGTAGAGGTCCAGGCATCTTCGGTTATGATACGGAATTTGGCTTCAACCCCTCCTTCTCATCAGAAGAGTTTGAAGATAGTTCCCTCACTACCTTTAATAAAAAAGGTGAAAGAATAGAGTATAATATAGACGTAAAACCTGGTATGCCCTGGTTCCTTCGATGTAATCCAGCAGACTTTATAGTCCCCTGGGGAACCCACGAGTGGGGGGAGAACCAATGGTATGGATTTAGGAAGATGAGACCTTTAAAAGACATAAAAGAGGACCCTAAATATAAGAATAAAGCTAAACTTAAAGCCCCCTACAAAACCAGACTAGGGGGAAGCCCAGAAGGGATACCTGGTGGTATTAACCAGACCCTTGAAGAAGATTGGCAGAGTGAATGGGTAGAGCTTTGGGAAATACATGACCTAAGAAGCGGAAGGTTGATGGTAATATCTCTTGACCACAATAAGTTTCTTAGAGATGATTATGATTATCTTCAAATTGAGGGATTAAATGCTAGAGTTCTTGGCTTCAACGAAGACCCAGACTACTTCTGGTGGGCTCCAGACGCTCGTATGATAGAAAAGCAGCAATTAGAGCTAAATGATGTAAGAACTATGGCTAAGATGCACCGAAGAGTAGCACTTCTCAAGATATTATATGATAAAGGCCTCCTTAAAAAGGATGAGTTAACTAAACTACTCGATGCTGACCCCAAAGCAGCCGTTGGAGTAGAGGTAGGCCCTCAAGGAGACATTAGAAAGGTAGTGAGCCTCCTCCAATCCCATGTCCCACCCGATTTCAACATAGCCGCTCGAGAGATTAGAGAAGATGTAAGAGAAATTGTAGGCTTCTCCCGAAATCAAATGGGTTCCTTCGAGGCTCCCAGTGGTAGAAGGACAGCCCACGAGGCGGAAATTGTAAGAGCAGCCAGTATGATTAGAATAGATGAAAGAAGAGATGGTGTGGCTGACCTCCTATCCTCAATTCTTAGAGGTATGAACCAGATAATCTTTGACAATTGGACAGCAGAGCGTCTAATAGATATAGTAGGCAACGATGGAGCAAAATACTGGATACGCTTTACAGGTCGTGAAATTAAAGGTGAGTTTAACTATAAGATAAACCCAGAAGAGGCAATTCCAACAGACCAAAGAGTTCGTCAAGCCCAAGCTGAGAAGTTTATAGAGCTCTCGTTAAAGATACCAGGCCTCGATACCAAATATCTACTTGAAAGTTACGCTTCCCAATTTGATTGGATAGACCCAAAGCTCCTATTCCCAGGAGAAGGTCCTGGTAGAAGCCCAGAGAAAGCTATGATGTTCAACGACTTCATGAGAATGGGTGGGGGTAGGGGTAGCTTCCCAGGATTAGGAGGATAGTTGAAGGTATTGACTATATGTCCTAAGTGTAACAAGTGCTTCAAAGGAGAGCGTTGTTCCAATTGTGAAAAGGAGTTAAAAGATGCCGAGAGGAAAAACAGACCTAACTAGTAATGAGTATGACTCTTACCTTGCAAGTAAGGGTAAACATAGAGAGTTAGCCAAGCGAAACGCTGAGAGGAAGAGTAAGGGCTATAAAGGTTGGCACTTTGGACTTGGAGACAAACCAGTGTTTACAAGAAATAAAGAAGAGTTTAAACGGGAACTTAACCGACGAGGACTGGTTATGAAAGATGATGTAGCTAGGGACCTCAGATAGGAGGAACTATGGACCCCGAAAAGAGATTAACTTCTAAAGCATTAGCATCAGCTCTTAGTGGCACTCCCCAGGAAAGGATGGAAGAGGAGAAGACAATCTTCCTAAAATACACTCCAGGGAAAAGACCAGAAGTAACCTTTACTGGTTTCTGGTCAGGGAAATTTATAAAAGCTGCAATGGATAGTATAAGTAGAAGTTATAGATTAAGAAGGCGAGACATAACACGACCTGTAAGGGCTAACCCTGAGGTCGAACCCAAACCCGATGAGGGAAAGAAGGAGGTAGCAAATGTTTAGGCATATGAATTACATCTACCCAAACCTACTTCAGTTAAGTGGGAGAAGATGGTTTGCTGATGGAGATGGAGGCGATGGAGACAAAGGCGACAAAGGCGACAAAAGTGGCGGAGATAGTGTATCCAAAGCTGACCACGACGCAATAGTAGCGGAACTTGAAAAAAGCAAAGGGGAATTGGAAGATTTAAGGTTAGAGGTTCTCTCTCCTGAATACCTTGACTGGTTAAATAGTAGTAAAGATGACAAGGGTGATAAAGGGGACAAGAAAGAGGACAAAGGGGAAAAGAAGGATGAACTCTCGGACGAAGCTCTGGAGAAGTTAACTCCAAAGCAAATCTTAGACCTCGCAACTAAAAGAGCTGAGGATAAGTTTAGAGGAGAGATGGACGACCTTAAGAAGTCGAGTAAAGCAGACCGAGATGCGGACACCAAGAGAGAAATAGATGCCTTCTCCCGTCAACACGAGGATTTCAAAACCTACCGACCCATAATGTATGGTCTATCCCTTGACCCTAAGAATGCAAACCTAACCCTTGGTGAGCTTTATGCTAAAGCTAAAGACCACGTAAAGGGCATCCACACCGAGACTTCAGAAGCTGATAAGAAGAAGCAACAGAAGTCTAAGAGTGAAAAACCTGGAGGAGCTTCTGAAAGTTACGATGAACTTAAAAAGCTCAGTCCAGATGAAGCCGCTAAGAAGTCATTAGAAGAAGTAAAAGGTAAGCTTGGAGAAATCCCCGCTGCATAACATAGAAGAGGGGAGTTACAATGGCAACATTAACTGAATATCTAAACACGTTGTATACTACCACCTGGGCTAAAAGGAGACCTGGTATTGTAGACCAAGTTTTCGAGGAGAACAGGTTAGTTGCATTGTGGAAGTCCAAGGGGATGTTCAAATCAGAGGATACCTCTGGTAGAAGACTTGAAATACCTCTTAGGATTAAAAAGACCACTACCGCTAAGTTCTTTGCAAAGGGTGGAACTTTCACAATCAGTGACTTCGACCCACTAACTGTTGCTTATGACACTTGGAGGAACTTGGGTGACCAGATAGTAAGGTATTGGGTAGATGACAAAGTAAATGGTGGAAGTGAAGCAGCTCACATTAAGCTGATGAATGCAAAGATTAACACTGTAAGAGACACCCTACAAGAGGAGCTTGAAACTGCGATTTGGGCGGATACTGGTGGTAGCTCAGTAGATGATTACAATGGGATGCAATATCTCATTGATGATGTTCCATCTACTAGTGCAACAATCCACGGTATCAACCAGTCCACAGCCGTTGATGAGGCTGGCAACTACTACTGGAGAAACCAGACGAAAACAGCAACTGGTGCATTCTCGGTCTATGGTGAGTCTGACATGACCAACTTAATGAACACCTGCCAAAGGTGGGGTAAGATAGATTGCTTAGTTAGCGACCAGACAACCTATGAACTTGGTGAGTCTGAGGCACTTGAGAGAGTAAGTGTAGTAAATAAAGAAGCAGTAAGTTTGGGACTAGACCATATTACATTTAAGGGTCGTCCTTGGATATGGTCTCCAAAGTGCACCACTGGTTACACTTACATGTTAGATAGAAGACACATTGGGTTTAGTTATGACCCAGCGGTCAACTTCGTCATGGGTCCTTGGAAGGAAATACCAAACCAGTTCAAAGATGTAGTTTGTCAGGTAGTTCAGAGAGGTCAAACCTGGGTAGACAAAAGAAGGTGCCACGGGGTTATAATCTCACAAGCTGCATAGAACTAAACTTCGGGGTGGGAGCCAACTCACCCTTAGAGGTAGCCCATAAACCTAAGAAGGAGGAATAGATGGGAACAGATAAGATTACGATTAGAAATCAGGGTGAAACTGAGGACTCTGGTTTAGTAAACTGGAGGGGTGACCAGGTAACATTACCTCAAGGGGGTCAGGGAGTATACCAAGCTTCCCAAATTCAAATGGCTCGGTTAGGTTCAAGGAAGGTAGTTGGGGATAGGGTCTTTAGGTATGCTAGGGCAGGTGCAGGGGGAACAATAGCCGCTGGTAATCTAATGCAATCCCCTGATGTAAATGCTGGCGAGGTAAGCGTAGTCCAGACTACCGCTGGTCAACACAACATAGGGGATAGAACTCTTAACCTTTACTCCTCTGGGAGTGTAGGTTCTGGTGAGTATAACGAAGGCTATGTCTTTGTAGCTGAGGGCACAAGCCCTGGCCCAATGTATCGAATTAAGAACCACGGTGACATTGCAGCAACAGCAACAGGGACGCTGGAACTCTACGATGTCCTCGTAACCACCCACACAGCCGCTGACCAAGTTACTGTTCTTAGGAACATGTATAATAAAGTGGTTGAAGCAGGAGCTACTGGTGATGTTCCTGTAGGTGTAGCCCCAATTACAGTAACCACTAACGACTATTTTTGGCTTCAGACCTGGGGTCCATGTGCTTTGATGAACTCCACTGGAACTGGTATTATAGCTAAAGGTGGTATGGCATTTGTTGGTGGGACTGGTGCTGCTCAGGCAGCTACAGCCGCAGGAACAAGCTGTAGTATTGGTTACGCTATGGCTCTTGGGACTGATAGTGAGTATAGTCCAATTTTCTTGCAGATAGCACCTTAACATAAAGGTAAACTACGGAAAGGGGGGAGATTAACCCTCTCTCCTTTCTGAACTTAAAGAAAGGAAGGGTTAAAATCATGGCGAAGAAGAAAGTAAAAGAGGAGAAAATAGTTCCAAAGATACTGATAGGGGTTCCCATCCTAAGTTGGTCTCACGAGTTCGCTGAGAGCTTCCTTAGGTTTTGGACAGAGCTTATGACTTATAGGCATAAGGGAACTAAGTTTCATGTTGCGTATAAGTTTATGCACAGAATGCCCGTTCACATGGCTGAAGAGAGGCTCGTGGACCTAGCAATCGAAAGTGGTTGCACTCATCTTTTACTAATGGATGATGATGTTTACGACGTAACAGCAGATATGTTTCTTAAACTGTTGAGTGACGATAAGGATATAGTTGGGGGTGTAATGCACGCTTCAGGCTTTCCTTATGCGATGTGTGCTTTTAGAAGATATGATACCAAGCAGAAGGTGGCTAATATGCCAATTCTTAAAGGTCCAGCTCGTCTTTATGAGGTGCCTCCAGACCAAAGGAAGGGTCTTCAAAAGGTAGACCTTATGGCTTACTGTTTTACCCTATTTAAAGTTGATGTCTTCAAGAAGCTTAAAAAACCTTGGTTTAAATGTAATACCCAGGCACCCACCGACAGTTGGTTTAGTGATAGTGTGTTGGATGCAGGCCTCGAATACTATGTTGACTTCAGCATTTGGGTCAATCATAGGGGAGTAACTATACAGAACGTAGCACTCTGGCGTCAAATGGGGAGTCTTAAAATTCAAAATGATGCAGCTAGGATGATAGTGCTATCCCCAGAAGAGATGAGAAGACATGAGGCTTACATGACACTTAGACTTGAGACCGCTGAGAAAGCGTTAAAGTCTGAGGCTAAGGAGAAACTAACTTTCTTTCAAAAGAAGAGGGGGAAGAACCCAATAGGAACTGTTGTTGTAAAGGATGGGAAGGATGAGAAGGGAACTTTAGGTAAACGGGAAGTCAACAAACGACACTAAAGAGGGGGAAGTCATGGCTTATACAGTAACAGTAACAAGTCCAATGAAGCACGCAGAGAGGATTAGTAGGAGCTTGGGTGTATATGCTGGAAAGTGTGACATTTCAGCTTACGCCACTGCAGACCTTGCAGAGATAACAGCAATTACTAAGTATTTTGTAGACGTAGCACACACGGGTGCAGTTAATGCTAAGGTAGCTAAGGGTGTTCTTTCCTGTGTAGCAAATGGTCCAAGTGATAATGGACACATTTTTGAATGGAATGCAACTGGTGGTTACTTTGAGTGCTTCAAACCTAGTGGTGTTCCTGTGGCATCTGGTGGAATAACAATAAATGCAGGAACTACTGGAACATCAGTGTTCTTTGACCCTGCTAATAGTAAATTTTATTCTACTACTGGAGGAACTGTAACTGAGTTCGTTGGAACAACCTGTGCCGCAGTAGTTGCTACCCAGATGGCTGGGGATGCTGGGGAGATAACCTTTACAGCGATAGGGTTTATAAGGTAATGGATGAAATACTTGACTTAATCTATGAAGCAGAGAGTTCAAGTGGAAGGGATAAGAAAGCTTATGTTCCTCATCCCGAGTCTGGTGCTCTTGGAGGCTATCAAATAAAACGCTCAGCCTTTAGGAGCATTCAGAAAATGTTTCCAGACAAGTGGAAGGATAAGACCTTTAAAAGTGTAGCGTTGGATGATAAGCAAGCAAGGGAAGCTGCACGAGACATATTTAGATTTAACACAGTGTCTTTCCCTAATGATTATAAGGTAGTATTCACGTCCAAAGAAGATGTTATGGATGCTCTTGTAATGGCATATAAAGAGGGAGTAGGTGGAGTTTTAAGCACAGACCCAGAGGTGGTAAAAAGAAGGAAGGACTACTTGAATAAAATCAAAAGTATAAGGTCAAGGTATACAGAACAAATAATGAGGTAAATTATGGGATTAGGAACTCTGACGAGGGATGAATTTGTAACAGAAATCTGCGACATCTGTGGAAAGTCTGAGACGGCCAGTGCTATCTCTGGAGCCGTTCTTCAAACCAGGGTAAGAACTTACCTCAACTGGGCTCAGAAAAGGGTAGCTCGTTTCTATAACTTTCATGAGCTTAATACTCTCCTTGAAACCGCTGCTACAGTTGCGGATGTTAAGACCTACCCAATGATTACTGGGACTAACAATTTAGGATTAACTAATCCAAAGGATATATCATCTATTAGACTAATAGATAGTGAGAATTCGAGGAAGTTGACCCGCTGGAGCTATCGAAAGTTTGACAAGTACTTTCCCTACCCCACCAACTACTCCACTGGGAGGCCTCAAATATACGCACGTTGGGGGAGTAATCTTGAGTTCTTTAGAATACCTAACGCTGCATACACTCTCTACATTAGATACCCTCAATGGGCTACAGACTTTTCAACTGGAGACCAGACATCAGATTATGAGAACAAAGACCAACTTATAATGACTGCTGGGATACTGGAGACCTACTTAGCTCTGGAGGAGTATAAGGATGCAGAGGTATACTACGCTCGTTTTCTTGGGCAGTTGAGAGATGCAGCTAGGGCAGAGGGGGATACAGATTGGGAGCCAGAGGCAGAACCCTTTGGAACTCTTATGTATAGAAGTGGGGAGCCTTGGAAAGACCCATTTGGGACTGTTGATGACCCACTATACGGCTATTCAGAATAGAAGGAGGTAATGTAATGGCAAGAAGAAGAGCTAGTTTACACACGAACATAAGCACAGACACTACAATAGCAACTGCGCCTTCAGTTTACTATGGCTGTTTAGCTCAGTGCCTAACCACGGGGCCATCTCAGGTTTTCGTGTATGATGCTACTGCTACAGCTACTGGCACAGTTATTGGTGGAGCTTATGCCACTGGTAGTGTGGCTGGACAGTTGTCTATTAACATGGCACCGCCAGGTGGTGTAGTATGTGACTTAGGTATCCATGCTAATGTTACCTGCACAACTGCGGTTGATAATATTACAATATTTTGGGGACCTATTCAGTAGAAGATTGTAAGTTCAATATTTGAAATTATAGGAGGCGACGATGGCAATAGGTAAGAGAGTAAAGGTAGGAGGTAGTTATTACAAAGGACACAAACTAACAGTTAGCTCAACTGTCGGAGACTATGTCCTTGCAATCATACCCTCCACTACAGGTTGCGCAGTAAACGGCCTGAGTATTACCCCAGCGTCCTATGGCTCTGGTGATTACTTCGGAGTCTACCATGTAGATAATACGGCAACTTCAGGTGGAAGTGTGTTGCAAACTCTAGCAGAGAACATATACAATATAGGTGGTGGTATAAGTGTAATGTTAGATTTCGCCTCCCTTGAGCTTCTAAATCAAGGGGAGTCTCTTCGCTTCATCTATACCAACGCTGCAACAGTTGCTACTGATGTTTTTGTAACCAGCGAGGTAATCAAATAGGAGGGAATTATGGGATACAGCGTAGGAGGAGGGGGTAGACCAGATACCCCAAGTTATAAAGCTAAAGGGGAGAAGTTGACTAAAGCAATAGTAATTGAGGAGGTAAAAATAATTGAGGTTCCTAAGACTTATACTATACCTATCATTAAGAACGTAGAGACTGAGCAGGTAAAATACGTAACTAAAGAGGAAGAGCAGGTTAAGTATAAGACTAATGAGGTTGAGACAGTTAAGTTTAATGTTAAAGAGCAAACTACTACGAGGTATGAGCCTAAGGTAGAAGAAACAATTAAATTTGTCCCAGTAGAGGTAAAGGTAGAGAAACCAGTAGTGGTTGAGAAAGATTATGAAAAGCCTAAGATATTGGAGAAAGAGTATATAGTTGCAACAGTAAAGGATATGGCAAATGTTAGGGATTTAATGGCTTTAATCCCCAAGTTAATATTAGATATAGCAAGTGTGAAAAAGGAGTTGGAGGGGTTGAGGAACGTGAAGTTGGTTGAGAAAATAGTGGAGGTCCCTAAAATCCAATGGATACCTACACCCACTGAGAGGATAGTTTGGAAAGACGTGGAAAGGGAGAGACCGAGTGCCAGTTAAGGTTGATAATATAAGAACTGAAGATTGGTTGGATAGTTATTATCTAAGATTAGATGGGTCTACTACTATGACTGGGGACTTAGCCATGGGAGGTAATGAAATTTATGGAAATTCAACCTCAGGAGGTGACCTCTATCTGCGTGGTACCTCTCACGGAGATAATAACGGGGATGTGATAGTAAATGATTTGGGGGGTAACATAACATTATGTTCATCTACCATACTTAAGGCTAATTTTACTAATGAGTATGTAAGAACTGATGATATTAGGATGGGGATAAATGTAGCATATAATAATGCTCGTATAAGATTGTATAAAGAAGTTGTTACTAACTTAAATGAACATACAAATAATATTAAATCTTCAGTCCATCATGCACGTACTACAGATGGAAGTTATTGGGTGCAAAATTTAATGTTTGATAACACTATGTCTGGTGGAGGGAGAGCATATACTGCTGGTGTTTGGGGAGATATTTATAATAGAAATACAGACCCTGACTCAATAGCTATTGCTAATTATGGAGTTGTAAGAGTATTAAATTCTGCAAGAGGAAAGAACACGTGTCAAGTGGCAGTAATAGAACACGATACAGATGCAGACGCAACAAGCTATACACTATTTTCTGGGAGTATAGTGGGTGCTGGAACAGGCACACCTGCAACAGCTAAAGGTTTAAGTTTAGGTAATATAGATGTAGCTACTGATAACTGGGCGATTTACACAAGATTAGGAACTGTATATTTTGGAGATGATTTAGGAGTTGGTATAACAGCTCCTACTGCTAATGCTCATGTCAAAGGTTTGCTAACAACTGCCCTCACAGGCACAGTAGCGGCAACCAATGGTTCTGACGCAATAGTAGGGACAGGAACTAACTTTGACAATGGAGAAATAGCAGTTGGTGATGCTATTAAAATAGAATCAGATGAAGCCGCAGGATACGAAATCTTCACAGTAGCTACTATTACAGATGATACTAACTTAACAGTAGACTCCAACTACGCAGGAACTACAGATAGTGGCTTAGACGCTTGGAGTGATAGTGATTTATTTAGGGTAGATGATGGTGATGGAAGTAATGCTATAACAGTTACAAAAAGTAGGTATGTGGGTCTTAGAATAGCAGCTCCAGCTCACCCATTACAGTTATCTCTGTCTGGAGATTATTTTTCTATAACAGATAGTGGAGATTCAGATGGTGATAGAGTAAGAATTGGAGATAGTAGCGGAAATGGGGGTTATATAAGTCTTTATGATGATAGCGAAACAAGCACAGCTTTAATAAGGTCTTATGCGATTTCAAGTGTTCAGGCATATTTTATAGCAGGCAACGTCGGCATTGGAGATACAGCACCAAATCAATTACTCGGTTTATTAGGAGCAAACGCCCAAATATCCGTAGAGGAAAGTGATACAGAGTTTATAAGGATAGGTGTAGGTGAAACAGAGGGAAAAGCAATAATTGGTTGGGACGATGGAACTGATTTACAATTAGGATTATATACCTCACCTACAGATACAACAATTGACCCAAAAATGACAATATCTTCAGCAGGTGTAGTAGATGTAGTAGGAGGTTTAACTGCTGGCTCATTTATAAGCGATACAACCATTGCTTCTGGGACAAATTTAGCCGCAGGGACATCTCTTAAGGTAAGCACTTTTACTCAAGCTACTGTAGACGCACAGGATATAGTATTAGCTGTTGGCTATAACCTTACTCCAGCTACAAGTTATATCACTTTAAACAATGCCAACGCCGTAGGAACAGCTATAACTTTAGTAGAAGCCGCCGCAATATTAGACGGTATGGAATTTGAGATACATAATATAGATGGTGCTAATAACATAACCTTTGCCAATATCGCAGGGGTTCAAGTAGTAAATGGCGGGGCAATAACTTTAGGACCTAATGATGTTGTAAAATTTAGATATGTTACTAACCAATATATACAGTCAACAGTAGTATCTAATAACTAAGGGGGGAATTATGAGTGAAATAGCTCTTGATGCAGATACTATCCAGATAACTACAGAAGTAGTTACTATAAAAGTAAGGGGAGCCTTAATTGATAAAAGGGCTGTGTTGGTGGAAGAGAGAGATAATTATACAACAGAATATAATGCAAAGATAGCAGTTATAGACAGACAGTTAGGAGTGTTAAATGCTGAACGAGATAGGGGGTAATATGAGATACGAAATATCAGATAATCAAATTAGAAGTCTAAAGGGTATATTAGCTAACGCTAATATTAAAGGGGTGGAGGCCCCCATGATTATTGAACTTAATAATGTTCTTTCAAGACCAATAATAGAGAAGCCCAAAATTGAAAAGGAGGGTGGTGGTGAACGGAAAGACGAAGGAAAAGCTTAGTGACATTGGGAGAGTTTTAAGGTTCATTACCCCAATACTAATAGCACTTATCTTATTTATATTAAATGGTTTTAGAAGTGATATTAGGGATGTGAGGGCTCAAATTTTCAAAATATCTAAAGATATAGTGTATAAGTGTGATTATACTGAAGACCAAAAGAGATTATGGGAAGTAATAGATAACATAACAAAAAGACTTGATAAACGTAGGAGGTGAGTCATGGCTCTTGGAGATGGTAGTGGGTGGGACAATACAACTCCCACAGACGCTACAGTAGCGACAAGTATTGATGATTATAATAGAGACCTTAGGATTGGGGTTCAGGGTAGGATGAACTTGGAACATGAGTGGCCTGCAAGTCAAAGTGCCACTAGTGAAGGTGGTAGGCATAAGTTTATCACTTTCATTGACGACACTAAACCCACTCTCTCTGGAACTCAGGTTGCTGGGATTTATTCCAAGACCGATAACCTCTTCTTTGAGAAGAGTGCTGGGACTGAGGTTCAGATAGTAGCGGGAACAGCTGTGGGTGATGGTAAGATACTGATGAGTGCTACCGATACCAGTGCGGGATATTTAATAGATAAGGTTGACGGAGCCACTATCACTGCAAGCGGCACAAACCTACAGTCTATGGTAGTTAAAACCACTGCCTATGACAGCGGCTGGTTTGCAGTAACTAAAGGGACTGCAGTTACTAAAACTCATGGTCTTGGGACTATCAAGTTGGTGACTTCTCTCTTCTACTCCCCAGACTCAAGTGGAACTACCTTTGTTGCGGTTGTGGGGCAGGTAGGTCAACATGAGGGTGCAACACAAGATAGTATGGGAGGTCTGGTAGACAATATATCAACGACTACTCTTAGAGCAGTCCCAGCCGATGCAAGTGTTGTCGTCGGTAGTCAAAGTGGAGCAGGTAGTTGGTTCTATAAAACCAATAATGGTTATTATCGTGTGGTAGCATTAGCATTAGTATAAGGAGACATTATGCCTTGGTCTCACGTTTACTCTCCAACTAAAGGAATGGTAACAAATATAGCCCCTACCCTCCTACCCAAAGAAGCCAGTCCCTATATTAAGGGTTGCTACCTCAAGCATGGAGAGGTAGTTAGTGACTTCGGCTATGTAGACTTTCCAATCCCCTCTGCTACCCAAACTAACCAACTTAATGGGACTGTTATGCTAATTGACCAGTTTTACAAAGAGGATGGAACCTCCTCTCTTTTAGCTTTCACCACGACTAACGTTTACAAATATAACACTACCACTGAGACTTGGGATGTGGTTACTCAAGGAATTGAGATAGATGACTGTGAGGCTGCTTGGGATGCTAAAGCTAATGTTACTTCCACTAGGGATAGTGCTGTTAAACTTAGGGACACCTATAGTGCTAAGCATGTGATTGCGGCTGGGTTCACCACAGGAATTGTTAGTAGTGAGGATGACCTCCAAAATACTGATATTAGTGCTGCTACTAACACTCACTTATCTTATTGGATTAGGGCAACTGCAGCTGTAGCGGCAGAGGTCTTCTCAATTAGACTTGATGAACAGGCGGCGTGTGCAGCTGGTGCAACATACGCTGACTATTATGTTCCAGCTCTCGTAGCTGATGAGTGGCAGCATGTAGTAGTAGACATATCAGCTCCAGATGATGATGATGGGGGGACTTACCCTGATGACCTTGACGCCCTAGCGAGTGTAGGCTTAATAGCTAATAGTGACCCAGGGGCAGTAACAATCTATATAGATGATATGAGAACAGTAAAGGCCTTCACTGGAGATGGGGATAATAAGTTTAGCACTACTGCTATGAGCAATACCTTTATGGTAACTAATGGGATAGACCAACCTCAAAAATATACGGGTTCTGGGTTATTCGCAGACTTGACCACCACACTGGCGGCTGGAGCTATTACCACCTCCGAGGTAATATTAACTGCCAAAGACCATGTGGTGCTCTTCAACAATACTGAGAATGGGGCGGATGCTCCCCTAAGGGCAACCTGGTCAAATATAGGCAGAATAGAGGATTACGTTGGAGGCACTGCAGGCTACCAAGACCTAACCGATGATGAGAGCTGGGTAATAGCAGCAGAGCAATTAAGTGAGAATGCGTGGGCAATATATAAAGAGAGGTCTATAGTTTTGATGGTTTGGGTAGGTGGAGCTACCCCTTTTAGGTTTATGACAATGGTCACTGGGACTGGGGCTTTAAGTAAGGATGCAATAGTTGATGTTGGTGGAGAGCATATGGTCTTAGGCCCTGATGTTACATTTGCTTACAAGGGCACTGGGGAAATAGAAATATTAGATGACCCAGTTAAGAGAACTATGTATGATAGGCTGAGCAGGGAGTATGCTGGTAGGAGCTTCATAATATATGTCGAGGAAGATGATGAGCTTCAAGTTTGGATACCCACTATACCAACGTCTTCAAGCTCTGGTTCAATTACGGAGTTCGCTGACGGTGGTGGAGGTCAAGTTACTGTTACTTCGGCAGCCCACGGCCTCTCCAACGATGATAGGGTTATAATCACTGAAACTGTTAACTATAATGGGGAGTATACAATAGCGGGCGTAGCCACCAATACCTTTGAGATTACTGCAACCTGGGCAGTTGATGATGCCACTGGAACTTGGAGAGTAACTCAAGGCTACCCCAATGAAGTTTGGTGTTATGATGTAGTGAGGGAAGTTTGGTATAGGAAGAGTAGGAGCATGACAGGCTATGGCTTTTACCAAGCTGCCAGCTCCCTAACCATAGGGGAACTAACTGGGAACATTGGTGAGCAGGACTGGCGCTTTGGGGATATGTTGACTAAGGCTTATGCCCCAATTACTTTAGTTGGGGACAATGATGGTAAGGTTTATCAATTAAGTAAAACTACTCTCAACAACGATGGGACTGCTATAACTAATGAGTTTCAGACCCCTGACTTTGTTCTCCCTGGAACTGAAGATTATATGAACTATTATATGAGAGTTCCCCAACTAATATTTGAAGCTAAAGGTCAAAGTGTGACTACCACTTGGTCTGGGGATGGAGGGAACACTTGGCATGCTACTGAGGGTGGAGGAGGGAACACCTCTGCTCTAACCAGTGATTATAAGATTTACCAACAAGACTTTGATACAAGTGTTAGAAAGATTAGGTTTAAGTTCTTAAATAATACTGCGAGTAGTGGATTTTATTTAAGATATTATGGGTTTTATTGGAGAGAGAAGAGTGGGAGGTTATAATGCCAGAGGTTGAACATGGTTCTGTAGACTTATCTGGTGGTGTAATTGGTAATTTGCCGGTTGGTAACCTAAATGGTGGAGCTAGTGCTTCATCTTCTACATATTGGAGGGGTGATGCTACTTGGGTTACTCCTACGGATACATCTGTAACATTGGGAGCATGGGTTGCAAGGAATAATGATACAGTTTACCAAGCTGCTACTGATGGATTTGTATTAGCGTTTACTACAGATGATAGTGACAATGAATGGATAAGATGTTGGTCTGATGGTGATAATCCACCTACAACATTAAGGCATCAATCGGGAAGTAATACATTTGAGTCTGCTAATGGTGCAGGGTGTTGTGTGCCAGTTAAGAAAGATGATTATTATAAGGTTAGAGGAGCAGATTATGGTGATAATAATCTTGGAACAACAACAGTTTATTGGATACCATTGAGTTAGGAGGTTTTATGTTTGAAGTTAAAACAGGCTATGGTTATTTTAAGGATTTAAAAGAACATATAATAACTAAAGCTGAGCTTCCCTTAGGTAGACATCCAATTAAGGATGGTTACACCTATGTTGAAGTAGATGATAAAAATGCTTTGGCTAGTATAAAAGTTTATAAAAGGCCACTATCTGCAAAGGAAGTTAGGGAGCAAAAAATAGTGCGTGAAATGGGTAAGATTACAAGAGCTACTGCTATTCAGAGCTTATTAGATAAGGGAGAAATAGATGCTTGATAAAGAACTAGCCTTAATCTTAATAGTAACAATCTCCACCCTCCTCTGGGCTCTTGGAGGAAAGTATTGGAAAGGGTTTAGGAGGATAGTCCTCCCAATCCTAATTAGTTTTGTTGGGTTAAGTTTGGGATTAGCGGTTGGGAAGTTAGTCCTCTATTCCCTAATCCATTGGGGGGTAACATCTCTACCTTATGGTGAAAAAACCCCATACTGGGTGAAATCCCTTGTTGGGTGCTCCTATGTTGCCCCAAGTTTAATATTTGGTTTTACTCTTTGGCAAGTGATATTGCCTACAGCGTTCATAGTAACCTTTATTTTAAGTAACTGGAAGCCCACTTCCAAAGACTTCACTTGGAAGGCTTGTGAACTCTCAGTCGGCTTTCTTAAGGGTATGACAGATGGAATAGTAATGATATTTTAAGGAGAAATTATGCCAGAGTTTAAAAAGATTCAATCAGGGATGTTCGACGTCCCTTATGGAGTAGCCAGTGCGGATATAACTACAGGTCTCACGGTGGTAGCCACCACTGGTGGTAACTACCATGGATGCTCCCTGATAGCGGGAGCAACAGCCAAGGCGACAATTTACATCTATGATAACGCCTCAACTACCAGTGGAAACAAACTGGACATGTTTGTGGTGAAAACTGGGGGAGATGTTTGGATAGATAGGTTTATCCCAGTTATTGCTAAAAATGGGATTAGTGTGAGTTTAACGGGAGTTGGGAGTGAGGGGGTAGTTTTCTTTTCGCCTAAAGGATAGGAGGAATTATGATTAACAAACTTAAATGGTTATGGAAGAATAGGGCTAGATGGGTGGGTAATGAAGGAGGCTTTTGGCAATTCTTAGCCAACCCAGCATTTTGGAAAGGTGTAAGTCAGGTTGGTAGCACCTACCTTGCTTATAAAAGTAGTAAAGATAAGGGGGGAGGTGGAGGTGGAGGAGAACAAATCGTAAGTAAGGAGTTTCAAGACCCTCTTAAACATCATGTGGCTACACCTATGGCTAGGTTTCTTGGTGAGGGTATAGGAAGAGGCCTTCCAAAATATGAGGGGGAGATGTATGAGCCTCTTGACCCTTATACTAAAAGTAGGTACTCAGAGTTTATGAAACTCGACCCTGGAGAATGGTTTGAGGAAGCTGTAGGGGGACCTGAGACTAAAAGGTTTAAAGAGGAGCTACTTCCTGAGATTAGGGAGGGTTACGCTGGAAGTCTTAGAGGAAGTGGAAGGTTTAGGGCGGAGGAAGCGGGGATAGGTAGGTTTAGTGAATATCTTGCTGGAGAGAGGGCTAGGCAAATTCCCGAGATTTCTAAAGCACAGTTTGGGATGGGAATGAGTAGGGCTGCTTATGAAAGTGTTGGAAAAGAAATTAAATATAAAAAGTGGTTGAGCGAACTTCCTGAGTATAATCCAATATTGGATAAGGCTATGGCTTTCCTTGCAGGACCAACTGGAAGAGATGTGGCTGTGGCAACTGACCCAGGACAAAAATCACCTTGGGGGGATTTACTTAAGATGGGGATGGAAATATTTCAGCAGTGGCAGACCAAAAAGTAAACTGTATAAGGAGGTTTTATGGCTATAATAAACTTAGGTCAAATAGGAGAGCAGCGGGAAAGTTGGGCTAAACCTTTAGCTGATAGGGAGAGTAAGTATACTGATGCTCTTATTAAAGCCAAAGCAACAGAGGCTGAGGCTGAGAGTAAGAGGAAGGATGAGAGTAGAGCTTATATTAAACAAGCTTACAAGAACTACTGGAAGAAGAGTGAGACAGAGAGAGGTCTCTTTGATAATACTCCAGAGGGTAAGGAGTTTCATAAACTTGCTAAAAAACATATTGATGAGTGGTATGATAAAGAGGGGAAACCCATTAGGTATCCTATAGAGAATGAACCTACCCCTGAGGAGGAGAATGCAGCTAAACTTGCACTTGAGAGGGCTAAAAGAGGTCTAGACCCATCACCAGAAGGAGCAGCTGCTATTATCAAAGTTATTCAAAATGGTATAATGGACCAAACTATAGAAGAGGCTGAGGGTGCGCAGGCAATCAAATACTATATGCAATTCATCCAGAGCCGATTTACTGGCGGCTTGGGTGGGGGAGCAGGAGCAGACACTCAAGACCCACTAAACCTAATGGGAAGATAATGGCAATAGCTGAAATGCAAAAACTGAAGGAGAAGTATCCTCAGTACAAAGATATACCTGATGAGAGGCTACTTCAACATGTGGTTAAGAGATACCCAGTTTATGCTCCAATTGCTGAGAGGGAGTTCGGTGCAATTAAGGAGAGGAAAGAGACTCTTCTTGAGAGGCATAAGAGGGGGAGAAGGATTATAGGGGAGAGGGCAAAGAAGTTTGGAGAGTTCATGGGTGAGAGAATAGAACCTCAGATTGAGGGTCAATTTGAAGCGGGGTATAAACCTCAGAGATGGGAGTATTGGGTTAAGAATGCCGCAACAGCGGCGGTGTTGACTCATATGGGTATTGAGGCTGGGAAAATAATTCTCTCAGCTCCACAGACTCAGTTAGCTCTCTCAAGGTTAGCCTCTAAACCTGAATTGCAAAAAATTCCCAAAGATAAGATGTTTAGTGCTATGCAGAAGATTACCTCTGGGGTTGGGAAATTGACAGCGGAGGAGAGTGCTATTTGGGGTAGAGTTGAGAAGAGTATGGAGAGGTTGGCAGGGGCTTATAAGGTTGGGGGAATTAAGACAGCCACTCCCAGGTTTGGGTTTGGTTGGTTGGCTAAGGCTCTTAAAATGACAGCTACTAAGCCATTTACCTTACCTAGGGCTAGGATACCTAAGGAAGTGGGGAAGCCTATTGAGCCTGAGAGGATGCCTAAGACTGAGATTGGGAAGGCTTTGAGGACTCAATTTTTAGCTAAGGAGAAAGTTCCCCTACATCCAGCGGCTGAGGGGAGGGCGGCTCTTGCTAAGATTAAAGCTATGGTTGAACCCCCAATTAAGGATGTAAAAGCGTTGAAGGCAGTAAGAACACAGGAAATAGCTAAACTTAAAAAGACCAAGTTCCCTATCAAAGCTACCTTCATGGATGAGGAAGTTAAGGTAATGGGAGCCGCTGATGACTTTGAGCCATACAAAACTGCGGCTAAGGGTAGGAGGGATGTAACTCAACTCATGGTTCAAAGACCTGATGGGACTAAATCTATTATGATGGCATCCCATCTTAAAGTAAAGGGTAAACCCCTTATTACACCCACTCCCAAAGCTATATTGAAAAAGTTGCCTACTTTCAAGGATATGATAACTAAGAAGCCTCCCGTAATTTCAAAAGTTGAAGTTACAAAGCCTCCCAAGAAGGTATCTGATTATGTAAACATGTATTTGCAAAAACAAGGTGTCCCTAGTGTTTCTGATGTTAAGGATATGTCTTTGGAGCAACTAAGGTCAGAGAAGAAGCGATTGATGAAACTATCTTTTATGCCCCTTAGAGATGTAGGGGCAACTTGGTTGGCTAAAGCAATGGGTGGAGATATAGATAAAGCAGGTCAAGTAGATTTAGGGATAAGCAAAACTCTCAATAACATTACGAATTATATAGAAGCTAGGATTGAGAAGCCCAAGCCGCCAGCTGAAATTAAGGTTAAGTTTAAACCAGGCACCCATAGCGTGGAATATCAGACACCAGCTGGTGCTCGTTCAACCCTTATGTCAGCTGATGAGTTAGAGATTATTAAAACTCAATTAGCCGCTGGACAAGTTCCTAAAGACTTCTCAGGAATTCCCATAGTAAGAATACTAGATACCTTTGGGGTCAAAGGTGAAGCAGGTTTTGCTAGCGTGGAAGCCTTAGGAGAATTCGAAGACCTAATGACTAATATCACAGGTAAAGGTGAAGAAGTCTCCAGTAAATTTAAAAGCTTTGCTAAGAAGATAGGCACCCCTTTCTTTATAGGTCAAAAATACCCAGCATTCAAACCCGTATACTCCGCTGTCCAAAATGGTATAGATTATAAGCATGAACTCTTCTACGGAGGCCAAGCTATAATTCAACTTAAGAAGTTGGCTAAACTCCCAGTAGAGTCTCAAGAGAAGGTAGTAAATATAATCAAACTTGGTAATAGTGTGGCAGTTCGAAGATGGTATAATAAGGGTGAGTTAAAGGTTAAGTTTGGTTTTAATGATGCCGAGATAGATGCTTATGAAAGAGTTAGAAGACTTTACAAATACTCTACCAATATGGAAATTAAGACTCGTAAGATGTTTATGGAGTATGATAAGATGACTCCAGATAAACAAAGAATAGCAGATGAGGCCTTAGCACTAGCAGTGAATAAGTTGGGAGGCTATGTTTCTCAAACTCGAGCAGGTGGGAATTGGGCTGTATTTGCTCCTCCATCTGAAGGGGAGAGTATAGCATCATTTTTCAACCTCTACAAGAATAAATCTGACGCTGTTAATGCGGCTAAGTTAATCCCAAACTCCAAGGTCTACCTAAGAGATGAGGCAGTTAAGAGAGGTATTTACAGGCATCTTACTCTTGCTGATTTAGAGAACTTAGTTGAGGCCTCTGACGTAGATGTCAGGTCCTCAGACATAGAAGCTCTCCGAAATGAACTTAGAAAGAGAACTTTCAGTGCTCACTGGATTAAAAGAAAGGATGTCCCAGGTTACGATTGGACTTGGGAGAATGTCCTCGAAAGCTCAGTTGACTACCTCGAAGGAGCCGCCAATAAGTTATCTAAAATAACTGGTCGTCAAGGAGCTGAAGCCGCATTTAGGGAGAACGTTGAGGGTATGAGCCCAGAACTTAGAGCCTACGCCCGTGACTTTATAGACCTAGCCCACGACACGGGTCAGATAGGTTGGAAGTGGATAGCGAGGATGGCCTACACTTGGAGGTTAGCATTTGATATGTCCTTCTTATCTCAAAACCTAACCCAACCAATCCCAACCACCCTACCTCTACTTGGTAAATACTTTCCAAAAGCTCAACCAGAGAAGGTTCTCACTGACTCTTACAAACAAGCTCAACGATACTTTTTCCACTTATGGAAGGGAGAGTCCCACGGTCTCTCTTCTGAACTCTTAGGTTACCTAAACAAACTCCACCGTCAAGGAGTTCTTGGTGACCAGATGACACGCTTCCAACTTGCAGTTAGAGGTTTAACTAAAGCTGAATGGGAGAAGTGGGTAGGCTCCTTTGGTAGAGCATCCGAGTTTGTGAACCGAACCACCACTGCCATAGCAGCTTATAGAGCTGGGACTGAGACCCAAGGTTTAAAGGGAAGGGAAGCTTTGGTAGAATTTGGTAAGAACTTTGTGGGACAAACTCAATTCTTTTATGGTAAGCATAACCTTCCTCAATTGGTTAGTGGGGCAGGCGGCTGGAGGCCTCTCGCTAAAACAATGTATATATTTATGCATTATGGAACGAGTTTCCTTCAGAGACTCAACGCTTCTATGCCTTGGAGAGGAGCCCCAGCTAGAGAGAGTGTAAGGGGTTTGGGATACCTATTATCCCTCGCTGGGGTTAAGGGTCTCCCATTTGCAGCTCTCCTTATGTTAGGTTATAGAATGCTTAAGGGTAGAACAGCTGAGAGTGATGCCCGTGATATGATGGATAAAGCTAATGTTCCAAAGAAAGTGCAGAGGATGATATTGGGTGGAGCCCCTAGTCTAATGGGAATAGATAGTAGTATGCTCTTAGGCGTGGGAGACATAGTTAGGGAAGACCTCTTCCGAGACCCCACTGCTATACTTGGCGCAACCTCCAGTTTTTTTAAGCAGGGGAAGAGGGCAGTTCAGAGAGCTAAAGATGGTGATGTTAAGGGAGCCCTTGCAGAGGCTAGCCCAGACGTTATTAGGAATATGTATAAGGCGGCTAGACAAGCTAGAGAGGGTATTAGGAATATTAAGAATGTCCTAATAGCAACCCCTTCTAAACTGGATAATGTTCTTAAATCTATGGGTTTTACAACCATTACTGAGAGTGAGGCCTACGCAGCTAAGAGAGCTAAAACAACTATTAGAGCTAGAGGAGCAACTGTTAGTTCAGATTGGCACAGACGCTATGCCTGGGCAGTATATAAGAAAGATGGACTTAAGATGCAAAGGTTAAGACAAGAAAGGATTGAGCATAATAGGGAGGCCTCCAGAGAGGATAAGATAGTATTTAGTAGGCAATCAATAAGAAGTTGGATGCAAAAGTTTAAGGGGAGAGATGTATCAGTCCCTCGTAAGCTTAGAAAGAAGTATAAGCGAATAGAGGAATTATACGAAAGAGAGTAGGCGATGGATGTTGAGAGGATAGTATTAGGTTTAATAGTAATAGCATGGATATGCTTGGCAATTAAAGCTTGGAGAAACTTATGAGAGTCTTCTTATTTATAAGTAAAGCTGGAGACTCTCTTCCTATTGCCCAAAGGGTAATGGAAGAGGGACATAGGGTCATCTTCCACATAAATGAAAAGGATAAGAGGAGAGTAGGAGAGGGTCTCATTGAGAAGTCCCCAGTTAAGGAAGTTTTAATCTCTAAAGAGGGAGAACTTAATAAAGGTATACTTAAGTATATCTTATACCCTAAACCCGGCTGCATAGTCTTCGACATGGTAGGTAAAGGGTATGGTAAGGCGGCTGACCTTCTTAGAAAGAAAGGCTTCCCAGTAATTGGTGGAAGTTATTGGGGAGACCAGGTAGAGCTTGATAGGCCTTATGGAAACAAAATTATGAAAATGGCTGGCATAAACACTCCCAAAACCTACACTTTTAATGATTATCCAACTGCTATTAAGTTTGTGGAGAGCACCAACTTACCCTACGTTTACAAACCTTCTGGTAATCAGCCCACTACCACAACCTATATAGCTCAAAAAGCTGACGACTTAGTTGGTATTCTTGAGTATTACTCTGATATAAAAGAGGAATTTGAACTCCAAGAGAAAGTGGAAGGTATAGAGATAAGCACCGAACTCTGGTTTAACGGAAGTTCTGTCCTGAGTGTTAATCACACCATGGAAGAAAAAACGTTAATGGAAGGGGGGATAGGTCCTAAGACTGGTTGCATGGGGGATGTAGTATGGATTGGCACTCAGGATTCTAAACTTTACAGGGAGGGTATTGGTAAGATGGTCTCTATTCTAAATAAGGTTAAGTATAGGGGCCCTATAGATTTAAACACAATAGTAACTAAAAGTAAACTCTATGGGTTGGAGTTTACTGCACGCTTTGGGTATAATGCACTCTTTAGTCTACTGGAGCTTTACTCTGGTAGGTTGGGAGACCTTTTGTATGGTGTGGCTTCAGGTTCCACTAAGAGTTTAAACTTTAAAAAGGGTTGGTCAATTAGTGTGACCTTCAACTTGGAACCATACCCAATGGATGTAGAACCCGATTATTCTAAAGATATACTTGTGCAGGGGATTAGTAGACAGAATTTAAAGCACATTTGGTTTTATGATGTTTATAAAAAGGGAGATAGTTTTGCTTGCTCAGGTAATGGAGGGAATTTAGGTTGTGTAACAGCGAGAAGTCTCTCAGGTTCTACTGGAGATGAGAATACAGTTAGGGAGGCTAAGAGGAGGGCTTATAGAACCCTCTCTAATTTAATTATCCCTGATGTGATGTATAGGAGAGATATAGGGCTTAGAGTTCCCTCTGAGTATGGGCAGTTAAAGGAGTGGGGTTGGCTATGAGTATAAGAGAGCATAATGAGAAGATATTACATATTGTAAAGGAAATAACGGCAATTGAGAAGGAGCTTAACGAGGCAATAGACAGGTTGCTGGAAGCACTCGACCTAACAAGGAGGGGGGTATGTGGTGAGAAAGATAGTAGGGTTGATAACTAGCATCATAGCATGGTTTTTGAAGAATGTGAACATGCTAGTTGGTGTAGTGGGAGCAATTGGTAAAGTTCTTGTAAGTGTTATTCACGTCTGGAAGCCTAGTCAGGATAACTGGGTGGATAAGGTTGAAGAGTGGACTGAGAAGATACAGAAGGGGCTCTTCAAGGCAAG